CCGTCACAGGCGAATCCGCAGATGGGCAATGGTGGAGGCGGCATGGGTGTGCCGTCATGAAGAGGCCGAAGCTAGGACCGCATCACGGCAGGGGCAAAGGCCGGATCGACGAGGACGTTGAAACAGCACCCATCGATCGAACCCCAGTGAGGCAGAAACACCATGGCACGAGGCGGATTCGGCGGCGGGTTTCGAGGCGGCGCTAGGGGAGGCGGCGCTAGAGGTGGACGCGAGGGAGGGGAACGCGAGGAAGTCGTTGGTGGTGGCCCCATCATCCTAGAGGAACCGTACCGGCGCAGGCGCCGGAAGCACCGCCGACGGGAACACGAACGGAGACGACGCAGTGAACGGCGATGATGATCCCAGTAGCTCCGTCATTGGGAGCGGCACCGACGAAGGCGGTGGCATGTATACCGAACCAGGTGCGCCTCCTGAGTCCGACGACGATGACAGCTCCAATCGCAAGGTCAAACGCAAAACTCAACGTGCGCGCTTCCGCTCGACGCGTCAGGCACGCCGAACCACGAGCAAACGACGATGATTGACCGCAAGTTTCTCGATGACAAAGAAAAGTTCGCGGACGACCTCGAACTCACTATCGGAGACATGAAGGTGAAGCTGGGCGATCTGCGTGCCTACGACATCGAACAGCGCGGCAGCCTCGACCGATTCACCAAGCGCACGGGCCAGCTCGAGGGCGAGTACGGCAAGCTCGCCAATCAATACAACGAGCTACGCGCGCTCTACGATCAGGTCGCGCAGCAGCTTCAGACTGTCCAGCAGAACCCCAACCCGAACGGGCAACCTGACCTTCTGGATCAGCTCGTCGCACGCCTCCAAGGCGAGCGCAACCCGACGGTCATGGACAAGCCGGGAGAGTTCTTCGCTCCTGTAATCGAGCGGCTCAAGAAGCTCGACGAGATCGAGTCCAACCAGAACAAGTTCAAGGAAGACCTCCGCAAAGAACTCGTCAGCGCCTTCGGCTTTCAAGTGAACAAAGACATGAAGCGCGATTATCGCAGCTTCCAGTGGCCGAAGGACTGGACCTTCAATAAAGTTCTTGAGTTCGCCAACGAACGGCAACTCGTTGAGCCTGGTAGCCGCTATCCGGACTTTGACCGCATCCATGAGTCAGTCATGGCTCCGATCAACGCCGCCACTGAGCGCGACGAAATCGTCAAGCAGGCGCGGGAGGAAGGCTACACCCAGGCGCGCAAGGAGCTTACTGAGCACGGAAGCTACGTTCCGAGTCCCGGCTTCGGCGGTGGTGGTTCGCTCCAGCTCAAGTCCAAATTCGGCGGGGTCGATAAGATTCCCGACGATGCAATTCTCAACGATCCCGACGTCTGGAATCAGATACCGCAGTAGCGAGGAGTAACCCATGGCCGTCGTAGGAACTGGGATTAATGCGCCACCAGCCTTACTGGTGAACACGCTCAACTCAATCACCCAGAAATACGTTCACCCCGAGCTCGCCGACAACGCATTCACTCCAAGCCCAGCGCTTCAGTGGATGACAAGAAACGGTCGCCGGTTCGTTGGCGGCGAACTCGTGTACCCGCTCGTCACCCAAGAAGAAACCACGGGCGGCGCGTACTACGGTGACCAGATCCTGCAAACCCAGATCATTGATTCGATCCAGCCGGCCAACCAGTTGTGGCGGTTTTACTATCAGTCGGTGGCGATCCCGTTCACCGACCTCGTCATCAATGCTGGTCCCACTGGAATCGTGAAACTGGCGAAAGCGAAGTGGCAGGTCGGTATCGCTTCGCTTCTGATGAAGCTCTCGCGAGCGCTGTTTCACACGGCACCGCAGAATACCACGATCGATATAGACGACCTGATGTCTTGGGTTGCGGTGACCAACAACATCATCGCGGGGATCGATCGCTCGCAGACCATCAATGCGTTCTGGCAACCCAACGCGAATGTCGCGGTCACTACTGCTGGAACCGTGCTGGCAGACGACGTCGAGAACCTCTACCAGCAAGTAACCTATGGTTGGGACGAGCCAGACTTGTTCCTGATGACTCCACAGATGTACCGGAGTTTCCGCAAGTCGTACTACGGCCAGATCCGTTACAACCAACCCGACCAGGACGAGCAAGCCGTCCAGTTCGGGTTCAGATATCACCTCAAGTACAACAATATGGTCGTCTTCCAGGATCGTTTCCTGGCGCAGGCACCACTCGCGAACGGACACGCAGCCTCGCTGATGCTGAACACGAAGTATCTGTTCCCAGTGTTCCATCCGGCCAACTATTTTGACGTTGACCCCTTCATCAGACCCAGCAACCAAAAGGTTCTCGTGGCGCAAGTCACGCTGACTTGGCAGTTGTCGGTCGTTAGCCCGCGCATGAACGGCGCGCTCGACTTCGGGCAATAGGAGACGACCATGGCAATTCTCAAGTCAGTCGCAGGAATTCTTGAGGGGATGGGGACCGGACTTACTGCTCGGAGTGCGAAAGCAACCCAAGCCTCAGTCGGTACGAGCAATACCCTTACGCTGACTCTCCCTCAGCCAGTCAACACTGGAATCGTTCGAGTGCAGGCCAAGGGTTTCACCACGGGTGGCGGATTCGTCTCGCTCTCATTGCGCGGCAACGACGGAACCAACTTCTGGGACATCGGTTACATGGCACCGTCAGCGGCAGGGGCGGCGGGCGACTTCGTCAGCGTCCCGATTGAGTTCATCACCGACGTGGCCCTCACCTCGATAGTCGCGACTCTCGTGATGACGGCGGCTGGCACCGGAGGCACGCCGGTATGTGATGCGGAGGTCTGGGGCGCGCTGATGTAGGCGAAGCGGAACGCAGTCGCGGAGACTCGCGAACAACGATGGCGGCACGCCTCGCGGGTGACCGCCATTTGTTTTTATAGGGAAGTTAATGAGTTTAGTCGGCGACATTATAATGGACCTTCGGGCGCGGATCCCCGACGCACCCGCAGTTCACAATCCGCCCATCCTCGTTTCCCTGACAGGCACCAATCTGACAGGGGGCCAGTTCCAGCCGGGAACCACGAACACCCTCGCCGCGACCGGCGTCACCAACTGGGGCGAGACCGCACCGTCAAACCAACAATCAATTACGCTCACCGGAAGCCAAAACGCGATAGTCGCACAAGTCCAGATGTCTGGCATTCAGATCCAGACCATCAATATCTACCAAGCTGGACAGGGAACCCCGCTGACCTCCACGGCAGATATGTGGAGCTTCCCTGCGCAGCAAGCGTCCGGCATTGGGAACTACGACGTGGGTGTCGGGACTCCATTGGTTCACACCGCGCTGCCGACGCGCTCGACCGCTTTTCTGCCCGATACCGATGGCAACTTCATCGGAGCGTACACAGCTTTCCGGCTGCTCAACCGTGCGCTTCAGGAAATGGTCAAGATCGGCGGCGGGATCGTGGACATCACCGGGGTGCAGTCTCAGATCAACCAGTCCATGTACCGGCTGGCCTCGCCGTTCTACCAATTCACGAATGCCTGGTACGACGGCTATCCGATGGATGTGGTGCCACGCAGTTTCATGTACCTGCGTAACTCAGCGGCGGGTTTCTCGGGCATCTTGAGCTACGAGCAGGATGGCCCGCAGTCGGTCATTCAAGTCTGGCCGCAGAGCAACCGGACGGGTGGAAGCAACCAGTTGGCGGGCAACATCCTTGCCGACACGAACTTCTTTCAGATGTTCAACGGTGCCGGATTTCTCTCCATCGGCCTCGCGCAGATCGACAGCGAGATCGTGGCCTTTTCCTCCGTTAACCACATCATCGACAACGCCCAGCAGCCGCCATTCAACAACATCTGGCAGTTCAACGGGGTGACCAGAGGCTTGGGCGGAACTGATGCCGTCGTACATTCGGCCAATGCTCCAGTCACGGAACTCAATATCCGCCTTAGCGGCTATCGGCTCGCAGAGACATACGACGTGGGCGACTCCAACCAGACCATCATGGTCCCACCAGCTTGGGAGACACCCGTGGTGCTCCATATGCTCTCGCAAGTCCGCTCGATGGAGCAGGACGAGGCGGGTGCTGAAAAGCTGCTAAGTGATTTCCAATCGCAGGCGGACAAGATCGCGAAACAGAGTCGGCTGGGCCGGTTAAAACCGCGCCAGATACCCGTCTGGGGCCAGAACACTTCGGACGCGCGCAACGTCAATGGGATTGGATTCGGGTGGTTAATAAACTAATCCTCGCGATTCTTGTGTTGGTCGTTATGGCGCTCGGCTTCGCGCGAGCCTTCGGCCAGGAGAACGCGCCTTACCATTACTCGCTCTGTCCGGCACCAGCGGTTTGTTGCGTGGTTCCGGCGCCGCTGATGACCCAGCCGGTTCCCGGTGGGACACCGACTATGGTCGTAGAGTCCGCAGTTGTTCTCTACGGTGCTCACGTTTCCAACGAGAACTCGGTGATCGCTACTCCGTCGCCTACGAGCACTCCGACCACGCTGGCGCTGGCGCGTGGGACTCCAGTCCCGTGGCTCGCCACGCACATTCCTATTGGGACAGTGATGCAGCGCACGTCCGCACCGAAACAAGTCGCACCGCTCGCCGTCTCGACGCCCATTTTCGGCACCGCTGCGGCCTTGCTGTATTCGACCAGTGCGGATCTCCGCGTGGTCACTGACCCTGCCGCCTACGGCAACAACCTGACCATCGCTAGGAACGAACTGAACTACTTGGGGGTGGCGCACGCTCGCACGGACTTCACTTGCGACTTCGCGATCTGGGGTGGCGGGTGCGATGTACGCAACCTTATCACCACCTTTTTCAATACCTTTCCGACCGACTACTGGGACGTGATGCCCTACACGGCTGGTAGCGTAACGACCAGCACCATAACCGGCTTTGAAATGCCGAATCTCACATTCTTCGGGAACACGATCCACGCGCTTGAGGTGGGCAACGAGGCCAACAACCTTACGTTCACCTACAACGGCGTCAATTGCGGCGGCGGCGGCTCTACTTGGGCAGGATGTGCTTCGTTCGCGGCTGATTATTACACCAACGCGAAATCCAACTTCCCCAGCGTGCCGATCTTTTCGTGGAAGAACCCATTCGCGGAACCCGACAACGTGCTGCTCCAGTTTACTGGTTCCTTCACACCCGCGAGTCATCCCACGCTGGGCGACTACGCCGACGTTCATAATTACATCGAAGGCAACGGCTACAGCGGCCCGGCCGATTTCATCGTAACCCAAGCCTTTGAAACCGGCACTGGCGGCTCCGACGACGGGATGACCGGCAACTTCTGCGGCAATACTGTGCAAGGCAACTTCCCTGCGGTTCCTATCGCGCAATGCCCCCAAGTGCCCCGTGTGACCAGCGAAACGGGCGTGCAATTCGGCGCTCCCAACACTACCGAAGAAGCCCGCGCAGCGATGATCGTCAACGGCTATATCATCGGGTACATCCGTGGCTGGAGCTTGGTGTCGATCTACGCAGTAGCGGACGACACCACCAATTTCGGATTGTTTCAGAACGAGAACAACGGCACGCCGGGAACCCCGTACCAAGCTGCCACGGCGATCCATAACTTCACCACGATTATGCACGATCCTGTCGGCGCGACATTTACGCCGAATACCCACTGTCCTTCGATCAGCGGGCCAATGGCGACGACCGACTATATGGTGTGCGGCCAGAAGTACAACGGGACTAACTGGTTGATTGCGACCGGCGACCGTCCACAAGGCGAGCACGTCGAAAGTTGGATGTTGAGCGGTGTTCCGGCCAACGCGCAGATCTACGACGTATTGTCTGGCACCAGCCCGATTGGAAGCGGCCCCGTCATCACCGTGGACGATCATCCGGTAATCGTGCTCTGGAACATGGCGGCTCCGACGCCCACGCCCACACCCACGTCCACACCCACGATGGCTGGGACGCCCACACCTACTCCCACGTTCACACCTACTCCCACGCCTACTATGAGCGGGGTGCCCTCGATGTCGCCGACGCCTACTCCCACGATGGCTCCAACGGCCACGCCTACTCCGACATTGACCCCGACTCGTACTGCGACAGCGACCGGGACACGGACGGCGCAGCCGACCCCGATGCCCACGGTCGCCGGATGGACGGGGCAGCGTTACCTGCAATTCTTCGACACAACATGGATGCCAGCAGCGGGAGCAACCCCGATCGGATCGTCAAGCTGGCAAATCATGGCGCAGTCAGATCGCGATCTGTCTGTGGGCGATGTACGCGGCTGGGCGTTCAACCATGGGATCATGGCGTGCTGTTCGATCACACAATCGACCTTCACGCCATCTGATGAGTGCGGCTTCTTGCTGCAATATTACCGATGAAATGGTGGGCGCCGCTCCTCATCTTCCTGGTATGCGCGACTCCTAGCTTCGCGGGCTTCCGGTCGAATTTCCCCGGCGTTGGCCCCGGCACGGTGCTGCTGGATGTCATCATTGACGATTCGACCATCAACGATTCGACTCTGAACAATCCGCTGATCAACAACCCGACGTTCAACGGGACGAGCACCTACAATCCGGGCACCGTCATCAACTACGACCCCAGCACGATCATCAACGGTCCCAATGGAAGCGTCTGGACCAGCAGCGGGATCGATAATCTCAAGTCTCTGAATATAGCTGCGGGCGGGGCGATCACCTTCAACGGAGTGCCGCTAGGCGGGACGTGCGCTGCCAATCAATTCATGATCGCGCTGAGTTCCACGGTGGTGCCGTCTTGCGCGGCGATCACCAGCATTCCCGGTTCGGTTACCATCGGCAGCATAAACATCACGGGCACTGCTCCCTCCCTGACCTTCAATGGCGTACCGATGGGAGGTACCTGTGCTGGCAGTGATTTCGTGAATGCAATCAGCGCGACTGGTGTCCCGTCATGTGCGACCCCTGCCGGTGCTGGTGGTGGACCGCCACTGCCACTCAGTGTCGCGAACGGCGGATTGGGCCAAGGGGCTGCACCCGCTGTAGGTCAAATTCTGGTCGCTTCAAGCGCGACCGCGTACAACCCCGTCACCATGACGGGCGACGTGTCGATACTTCCTAGCGGCGCGACCACGGTCCATTCGATCAGCGGCACCACCGTCTCTATCACTGGCACTCTTACCTTCCCCGACGGTACGACGTGGGATACCACTGGCCTCCATGCGCCGACTATCAACGGCAAGGACTACACTTTCCATGACGGTGCGACGTGGGGAAATTACGGTATTAGCAACCTCACGGTACTCGACATGGCACCGTCCACAGGGACGATCGATATCCCAGCAAATGGCCCGTCGATTCAGGTGGAGGTATCCGGCACTCAACCGAATCAATTTTGGGATTACACCGGCCTTGGCAATATCCAGATTCTCGGCCTCAACATGGGCACTGGGTATACCCCTATAGCCGGAGCGAATCCGGTAGCGAAAAATTCCATAGTGTTCGGACAGGCAGGAGTCGGCCAAGGTGCGGGAACTTACACCGGCTTGATCGGAGGGCATATATTCATCGGCCCGACCGTCAATGGTCAAATGACCAATCTTCTCGTTGAGGCGCAGGGAGCCGTCGTCGATAACATGGGGCGGTACATCGACGTCTCAACTACAAGCGCTGTGCCTACCGTTCTCACAATGTTGCACGGGGTTTATACCTTCGGCACTGGCCCCGCAGCAGCTTTCGCCACGGTGTTCACTCCCACCGTGATCGCCACGATTGATAGCACTGGAATCAATTTACCTACGGGCAGCACTTATAAAATCAACGGTGTTGCTCTGGGTGGTGGCGGCGGAACCGTCACCAGCATCACTGCGGGTACGGGTCTAACTGGCGGAGCGATTACTACAACTGGAACGATTGCATTAGGGGCTAACCCTGCTGGTGGTCAGCTTAATTACGCGCCAATCGCCTCGCCAACTCTGACCGGCATAGCAACCACACCGACTCTGGTGGTATCCAACACTGGCTCGACCTCGATCTTTTTTGGCAATACGACTACCCCTGGCGCGTCACTGCTGAGCACGGGGGTAGACAGTTTCCACTTTACCGCTGGTGCTTATTACAACGGAACCAACTTTATTGCCGCCGCTACTACCTCACAAGACGTTGGTATGTATGGGACCGGCTTCTATTTTTCCCAAAATGCGGGGTTAACAGTAGGTAATTCCTTTACGCAGACCACAATCGCAACAATTGATGCAACCGGGATAAACATCCCTACGGGCAGTATCTATAAAGTCAACGGCGTTGCTATTGGTGGCGGTGGACTTCCCGCAGGAGGAACCGCCCCACAGATAGTGGGTTATACGACAACGAGCGGAGTGGGTGAAGCCGCGACCATAAGCGGGGACGCTACTCTCACACGGGTATCGGCGGGTACATGGGGTATTACGGTAACCGCTACCAATGGTGCTTCCTTCAGCCCGCTCGCCACGACGAATATCGCTCCGGTCGCCAATGGGGGGACTGGGACTAACACTGCACCGACATCGGGAAAGATGTTGATCGCCCAGTCGGCCACCCAATATCTTCCAGAGACTGTGTCTGGTGATGCGACCTTGGCATCGACTGGTGCATTGACGGTGACCAAGACCTCGGGCACCTCGTTCGGCGCGCTGGCGACTGCAACCACGCCTCTGAGCATCGCCAACGGTGGCGAAGGGAGTGCTACGGCTCCCTCGGCTGGGCAGATCAGGGTGGCGGCTTCAGCCACCTCGTTCCCGCCGGTAAGCTTGTCGGGAGACGCCACGATTACTAGTGCGGGCGCTCTGACGGTGGCAGGCCTCAAGGGGGTCGCGGTTCCGACTCTGGCGGCAGGTTATCTGCAATATACCGGGAGCGCATTTGCGTGGAGTACGCCCGGTGGTGCGGCGTCGGTTACGCCATGGACCCCCGCATTGCAGTTGGGCGGCGGTAGTGTAGGAATGACCTACTCGCATCAAACTGGTTACTACACCCAGAATGGCAAACAGATTACGGCCTACTTTGATATTTCACTCTCTGCCAAAGGAACCTCAACTGGCAGCGCACAGATATGTGGGTTGCCGGTTGCCACCTACACCAGTGCTGGAAACCAAGGTCCGTGGTTGGTCAATAACCAATTTGGGATGACAGGTCTTACGGGCATACTTGTTACCCTCATTACAGGAAATACGACGTGTCTATACATCTACCAACAGGCTAGTACCGGTGCGGCATTGGGCTCCCAAGCCTTCGATACCAACTTCACAAATACCAGTTACCTGATAGGTAACGTTACTTATCTCACCAACTAGGGTGAACCATGAGAGTCATTTTAGGAATCGTGCTCGCGGTCTGTGTAGCGAATGTTTTTCTGGTCGATGCGATGGTGTCTGCTCAGGCACCGATAGCCCAGCCCACCGTCGCGCCTGATGTGCAGCAGCTTTTGGGCCAACTTCACCAAGTCGGCTGCAACGCAGAAGAAACCGCAGCGGCTCAGACCATCGCGGCACTCAAAAAGGAGAATGACTCGCTGAAGGCCGAGATTCAAAAGCTCGACCCGCCGAAATCGGGAGCGACGAAACACTAGCCTATGACTGTCACGCTACTGACTCAGGATGGCATTGGAGGCAGTCCTGAACTGACCAGCCGTCCCTTCACCCCCAACGCAGGCGACTGCGTGCTGGTGGTCTGGTCATTACAGGCGGGTGGCACTGCCCATGCCATCACGATCTCCACTCCCGGCTATTCATGGGTCTATGGCCCTACGTTCCAGTCCGCAGACGGCGATGTGACGATGGGTTCGGCGTGGGCATTCAACGTGCCGGGAGGAACAACGTCGTTCTCAACAACGGGGCTTACCTTCGACGGGATGACCTATTACGTCCTCGACCTTGGAGGAGTTACCGCGCAGGATCAGATCGGCGAGCAACTGACACCATTCCCCTCGGGCAGCGCGGCAGAAGTGACCACCGCTGGATCGCTGGCGCAAACTGGCGAGGTAGCCGTGGCGTGGCAGCAGACCCAGTACACGGTCACTGTGACCCCGATGCCGGGATTTACGACCACGCAACAACAGGCCAACACGGCCTTTTCACCGCTAAATGGCGTGGTGGCGTATAATCCCGCCGCTGGCACCGCAGGCAGTCCGCTTACAGGTGGCTGGACTGCGATCACTCCCGGCGCGGGCAACGCAATGATCCTCACGTTCACGGGTCCAAGCGGCGGCGCGGGCAATCAACCCGGCTTCCCCAAGTCGGGGGACATCGAGGAGCCGTCCGAAGGAATGCAGCAAAGCAACGTGACCCCGCCCAGCATGGGGCCAATAAACGGATAAGGAGGAAGCCAATGGCCCGAAGAAAATCGATGAAGCTGGGCGGCGGTGGACGGTTCGCCTCGCTCAAGGCCAAGATCGGTAGGCGTGGCAATGTCAGTGATCCAGGTGCCGTTGCGGCCGCGATCGGACGGGCCAAGTACGGCAAAGGACGATTTCAGGCGATGGGAGCGAAGGGACGCAAACGCTCTCGCCAATATAGGAGATGACCATGGCAAGGAACACCACTCATCATCACGGACGGCGACCACACATCGCATCACCAGGACAGCGGCGCGGTCGGATGGGACCGATGCACCATCCGCCGCGGCGTTACAGCATGAGAGGTCGGCGACGATAGATGCCGTTCAAGGTGGTCTCGCAGAAGGGGTTCCTGAAGGGCGTCATCGCCTCGATGGACCGCTTCAACATCACGAAAGGGGCGATCCAGCGCTCGAGCAATTTTCTGCTCAGTCAGCGCGGTGCGCTCACGGTCTGCGATGGGACTGGGGTGCTTTCGACCGATGCCTCAGGATCCAATCCTGGCAGTCCCATCCAGGAGATTGGTCTGTTCATCGATCCCAACACCTTCCAAGTGTTTCCCATCATGGCCGCTCCCAACGGGCAAAACATGGGAATTTACCAGTGGGGTCTGACGCCTGTCAGCGCCTTCACGTTCCTGACGCTGCTTTCGAACACCGCCAATTGGGATATGCCGCAGTTCGTCAACTTTGCCGGCGTCACGGTCATCTCGCTGGGCAACAACGCTTCGCTGGTGAAGATGACTGGGTTGCCATCATTGGGAGGTGTCTTTCAGAATCTCGGGATCGGCGACATCGGCGCACCCAGTTGGAAAGCGAATACCTTTTACTCGATCGGCCAGCGAATCGCTGAGAATGACGGCAACGGTGTTCTCTCAACCTGGCAAGTGGTCAATGTCACCGTCAGTTCTGCGGCTAGCGGGCTGTCCAACTCGAGCGGCGTCGGATCTGGCGGGATGTCCGGAACCACTAAGCCCGCTTTCGGTAGTTCGGGCGCAGCACACCCAGGCTCAGGCGAAACCATCGCGGACAACCAGATCATCTGGATGGTGATCAAGGAAAAGCCCGACCTCGCCAAGCAGTTCCCGCCGCATGGAGCCGCGCACATCATCAAGCACGCCAACTCGCTGTGGGCCTGGAACACAGCTCCGCAGACCACCATCGCCAATGGCAGCATCGACGGTCCCAGCGTGCTGCGGCAGAGCGATCCCAACAACGCGGATGCGTGGCCGCTCGGCAACACCGAAACCGTGGGACAGGACGACGGAACTCAAGGGACTGGCATCGCGACCTTCACCATCGCTGAGGCTGGAATCACGCCCAGCGGCACGCTGGTCCTGTTCAAGGACTACAGTACCTACACCGTCTCTGGGGTTTTTCAGGCGCAGAACTTCCAGACCACCCAGGTGAAAACTGACATGGGATGTCTCGCGCCCCGCAGCGTTCAGTTCGCCACGGGCTTCGGCGTGATTAGGTTCTGTCACTTGGGATTCGCACTCTTCGACGGCATCAACGATCGGCTCATCAGCGAAGAAGTGCGACCCTACATCTACGGTGATCTGGTAACTCCAGGCGTGGACTTCAAGCGCTTGAGCAAGGCGCGCGGAACCCTGACTACCAATCCGCCGCTGTATATCTGCTCCCTGCCGACCACTGACGGGAACACCACGCGGATCTTCGCCTACGACTTGGTGATGCGGGCGTGGATGGTTATCGATTACATGAACGGAACCCTACTACCGCTACCGAATGGCACCCAGTATCCGATCACCTGTATGCAGCAGTTGCGACCACCGTATGTGAGCGGCTTCGACGCGAGGACGGTGATAGCGGATTTCGGTCCAGGCAACGTCGCATCGATCCGGCAGTGGCAGGCGGGAGATTCCGCGTGGGATGCTACCGCTCCTCCGACGCAAGTCGCCTGGTCCTTCCGACCGCCAGAAGTCGGTGAACCAGGGTCACGAGCATATTTCCGGCGGGCCAATGTGCGGCTGACCGCGCCGCAAGCGGGACAGATCACCGGCTTTTTCAACATCGGGGAGGAGTCACAGCCGAATAACATTCAGCAGGTAGGTGGCGCTGGACCTTCGTCCGGCACCTCTCCTAACATTGCGACGACGGCGAACTATTACGGCAACGAGGATCTGGGGGTGGCGCTCGACGTTCATCAGACTGGTCCCTCGCTCAACGGAACCTACTCCGGTTCCGGCCCCGCCAACATCGAGGGCGTGGACTACCACATCACCGCGAAGGAGCCGCGGCCGTTCGGCCAGAGGTTCTGATGGAGATCAAGCATCCACGCGAGGGCGATGTGTTGCCCATCCCGTTGGAGTTCCAGACCTTCGATCCGGCCTGGGTCTGGGTTTATGGCAACGCGGTGCTCATCGCGGGCGGCGCACATGATGTCGTCATGCTGCTACGCCTTGTGCGCTGGGGAGAAATGCCGACGCTGTGGGCACACCGGCTGCTACAACACGTTCTCAAGGAATGCCGCGAGCGCGGTTTTCGCAGATACATGGTCTGGCTGGCAAGCGAGATCGATGAAGAGAAAAAATTGCTAGAAATCGCCCATCGACAGGGAGCTTACTTTGAGCCGTTCAAGGGCGATCTAGCAGTGGGAGTTATTTAAATGGGATCTGGCATAGGACAACTGATGGCGCGGATTCTGCCAATGGCGGCAGGCGCAGCGTTGACACCATTCATAGGTCCAGCAGGACCAATAGCTGGTTCGTTGGCGTCCGCAGGACTGAGCGGAGCAACGGCGAGCGGACTGGCGACCGCTCTTCCGGGTCTGGTCTCAGGTGTCGGCGGCGGAATAGGGTCCGCTCTTACTCAACCGAAAGCGCCGAGCTTGCCATCGGTTTCAGCACCAGCGTTGACCGCAGCACCGATGGTAGCGGGAGGAGATCTCCCCAGTGCTCAACCCCAGCAGCTTACTCTCAACCCCTTCGGTGCTGGGACGCCGCCTAGTGCTGGTGCTGGTACAGGGGATTACGGCAATCAGATCGCCGCCAATCTGTTCGGTCCCAGCAACCCGTTCGCGCAATACGCGATGGCGGCATAGGAGAGCATTATGTCGGAAACAATCGGTGCAGGATTATCGGCTCTGGGCAACGTCGCTCCGAGTTTCATCGGTGGTGGCCCGACTGGGTGGATGGGTGCAGCGGGCAACTACCTCACTGGTAGTGGCGCACCCGCTGGTGGTGGTGACTACACGGGGGTGAATTTGCCCACTAACTTCGGCGATGTGACGGGGGCCGCAGCGGACGGTTCTAGTTCAGGCGGTATGATGGCGGCACCTGTCGGTGTCGGTCCTTACGGCCCACCACCGACCATCAGCCCAAATCTGACGGCTGGAGGAAGCGCGGTGGCTGGTACGTCGCCTTTCGCCGGTCCACCGTCGCCAGTAGCCGCGAACTGGTACACCGATCCCACAGGTACTGGGGTCGGGACACCAGGCGGCAACCCCGCCGTGGCTTTCACTGACCCAGCGGCGACCGATCCCTCCTCTCCCGGTTTCTGGCGCAGCCTGTTCTTTGGCAATCAGCCCGCTTCTGACAAAGGTGGTTGGCCTGGGCTTCTGAGTGCACAGGGTCTGCAGGGTATCGCTGGCGGCACCACCGATCTCCTGAAGTACCTCCAGCAACGCAGCCTGCTGGACCCAAACGCTCTTGCGAAACAATCACAGCAGCTTGCCAAGTCACAGGCGGCGGCACTTCGGAAATCCATCATGCCGCAGTTGGCTGCACAGGGCCAAGAAACCGGCCAGATAAACGCGCCCTACCTGATGAATCAGGCTTACACCACGGCCATCGCACCAGTCCTCGCGCAGATGCAGGAAGCAGCCATGACTGACTGGCTCAGGTCGAATGCACTCGCGAGTGGACTGTACCCAGGGGGAGACACGAGTGCCTTAGGGGGCTTCGTGGAGTCCGATATTTTCGGAGGGGGCCGAGGCGGAACGTCCTCCTCCTCCTGACGGGGCGCACAAATGGCTGATTTACTCGTACAAGCGATCCAACGTGCGCTGATGGGATTCCCGCCGGGAACCATGTTTGAGCCTGAGCCGATGCAGATGTTTGAGCTGGTACTTGAGCGCGCGATCCTCGGGATGCCATCCGCACCACTCCAGCAGGCACCGAACTACGACTTCCTGCTCTACCGAAAGAACGGCGCTCTGGGATCGCTGGAGGAATAAGTGGCGGGCTTTCTCACTGGGTTGGGCCTCGCGGGTACGCTGGCTGGATCGGCTGGGCGGAACTGGCAAAACCTCCAGAACGTCCAGCAACAGAACCTCGACCGTTCGTCGTTCGGGAAAGCACTCGATGCACTCGGCCCAGATCCCGAATATGAGATGGCACGCCAGATGTTCAAGGCTGGCGCATCACCAAACGCCATCACCAGTGTCATGGGTGGTGACATCGGCAAGTCGTTGCAGCAGTCAGCCATGCAACAGCACATCAATGACATCATCGCCGATAAGACGATGTCTGATACGGACAAGCAGATGAGGCTGGTCGGCATCGGCGCGATGACGCCAGACAAATTCTACGAATTGCAGACCCAGGCGGCAAAACCCAAACCCGCAACGCCCGCTGAGATGCAGGCGCATATCGGGACTTGGGCGAATTCAAATCCGCCTGGTGTCCCTGCGGATGTACTCGCTCGAGCCAAAGCAATCGCGCAGGATCCAAATCCCAATCCGGCTGACCTCGAAGAATTCGACAAGTCTGTGATTCCCAGCTTCGACAAATTTCACCAAGCGGCTGGACCTGACGCGACGGAAATCAAGGGACCCTTCTGGGAGGGCGGTAAGGCCTACTACAAGTATGTTCCCAAGCAGGCACCCGCCGGAACCATCGCTGGTGAGGCACCTCCGCGCGCTGGTGCTGCACAGTTGGAGGAGGGAAAGCATGTGCTCGCAAGTGCCGTGCAGGGCATGAACCGTCTGCAGAAGACGATCGGCGACTATAAGATGGATAAGTCCAGAGCGCCGATGTGGGGAACGGTCATTAGAAATGCGATGCACATGGCGGGCGACCCCAAAGAACAAGAGATTGTTGGTCAAGTCAGCATGATCCACACGGCTATGATCGGCATGGTCGATCAGGCGTGGAGGTCTAGGAATCCGACCAAAGCAGACGAAATTACGAAGTACCACATTCCGCAAGTAGGCGACGCGCCAGTTCTGATTCTGCAAAAGATTCATGATTGGATGGAGCCGGGCGGATACTTCGACCAATACAAGACCCTTATTGGAGAGCAAGCAGATGCCGCTGCCGCTGCTGGTGGAGCTGGTGGGGGAGCATCGGGGATCAACGACTGGAGATAGATCATGCCCTCCAGCGAGGAACTCTGGCCTGCCGTCGTCAGTGTCGAGAGTAGCGGTAATCCCTATGCGGTAAGTCCGAAGGGCGCAATCGGCCTCGCTCAGATCACGCCTGCACTCGCTGCTCACTACGGTGTGCCAGCGAAAGACCTCACCAATCCCGCCACGCAGAAATGGTTGTACGACGCGCACATGGGTTATCTGCTGCGGAAGTACCACGGCGATGAGCGGATGGCTCTTGCGGCATGGAACGCTGGGGAAACAAATGTGGACCGCGGCATATTCCCGGCCGAAACCCGCGCGTATGTACCGAAAGTTCTGTCACGAGTACCGGGGGCGACGATGGCTGATTCAGGTGCTCCACAATACAAATACAGTCCGAGCAGAAATCAGTTCGGGATGGTAAATCCGGATGGCAGCATCACGCCCGTACCAACGGACCAAGTGCCAGCCGATGTCCGTGCGCGCTACCTACCGAAATCCGCATCTTCAACACCTCCCGCCGCCGCGACACCGCCCGCAGCGCCTAGCGGACCACCGAGCTTGGAACAACGATACGAACACGCTTTCACGAAACTGCCGGGTGCGGCGCAATACGTTGCCCCAGGAACGATCGGCGAAGCGGCCGGCACGGCAGGCAATGTAGCGGCGTTAGCTCTGGCCCCTGAGACTGGTGGCCTCTCACTCGCGCTTCCGATCGGTGCGGCCATGGTCGGCGGTTACATGGAACCGTCCGACAAGCCGTATCTGTCAGGGGAACGCCTTTTTCGAGCTGGGGTGGAAGGGGCGAAGGAAGCTGGTGGAATGCTCGGGGGGAAATTGTTGGGTAAGGGTTTTGAGCTGGCAGGTCGTTATACGGGCAGGAGCGGAATGCTCGAGCGTACCACGCGCCGCATCGGGCAGGGGGTGATGGATCTCTTCAACGAATTCCCGCTGAGCAGTGCGCCCAAGACCATCGATGAAATGACCGAAAAGATTGCCAACGGCGATCTGGAGAGAAGCGCCGGCAAACAGCTCGGCAATTTCCGCGACGATCTCATTAACAAAATCAAGGAGTACAAACCTGCGGAACCCGCTGAAGCGAAGCTCTACGGCAAAGCGGGCAAAGCAGCGACCGGAGAAAAATTCACTCTTCCTGACGTGGACAGCGCCCAGCACACCATTGTTATGAAGGACTTCAGCATCGGCGATGCGATCGATCACATCCGCAGGATGAATGCGCTGTCCTATGGGACGACAGGGGTTGAGAAGAGCGCACAGGATTCCTGGCTATATCGTGTGGCGGGGCATGACGGTCGCGATGCGCTGAAAGAGCGGTTGAATCAGATCAGTAAACCACTGGGCGAGAAGTGGGGTGACCGTTACGGTCAGCTATCCGGCGACTATGGTACGTCAGTGATTCTCGAGGACGCTTTCAAAGGGGCGCGCCGAACCACCTTTAGCGGAGGTAAACTCAAGGGCGTCATCGACCAACCCACGCTGATGAAGAGAATCGATAAAGAGATGCCGTTTCTCACCCGGCTACAAGACCCCGCCAAGGCGAATGCCTTCCAGCGGGCAGTGGCACCTGACCTTGCGGCCGCGATTCCGGAAGTCGGAGCGAGAGAACCCCGCGGCGGAGTCATAGACATGCTCTCGCGGTTGGTTGGGATACCCTATATGCCGGAAACCCGATCGGTCATGCCGATCATTCCCCGGGCGCTTTCCTCCCGATATGTAACGCGACCCTTAGCGACTCCCATCAGCCGCACCCTCGGCCAATTCGCTGGGGATCAGCCGGAAGAGGAACAACCGTGAACGGCAAAGAACCGCCCAACGCCTTCACTGACTTTCTTTCGCCGACCACCTCTGACGAGGGTCCAGTCCGCGCACGCGACATCCCGCGTCAGCGCTACAAGCGCAGGCGCGAGCACAGACATAAGAAGCGGAGATCGCAGCGTGCCTCTTAAAGCCGGAACCAGCCAAGCAACGGTATCGGGGAACATCCGCGAGATGGTGCGCGCTGGGCACCCGCAAGACCAAGCGGTTGCCGCTGCAATGCGGAAGAAACGCGAGAGTGGTAAGCGGCGGAAGGTGCGGAAGGCGAGGAGACGATAAGTGGGGATGCCGGATGTGGTGTTAATTATTTAACGCGCTACCGTCTTCGACCCAGGATTCCCGTCATCCCCTAGTCAATTAAATCGCGGACAAAGGGGGGTTTGCAATGAGCGATGACCTGGAACTCGCCAAGGAGGTCCACGAGAAGGCGCCGTGGTGGTCCGCCGTTCCAGTTTTGGCTGCTGGGATAGTCGGCGTGCCTTCGTTCATCGCCATCATGGCAGGATGGTTTATCGCCCACGCCGTCACCCGCGATCTGCGGACGCTGGAGCAATACAACCTGAGCGAGCTACACCAGTTGAGCCAGATGCACGTGGAGGATGACCAACGCTGGAACGCGATGCGCGGATACATCGCGGATGATTTGAGGGCGCAGTACCAGACCTGTGTCAACGCGGCAAAGGACAATCAGGAGCGGATCGAGTGCCTGACGCCGCAGGCGCGGCTGGAGGAGTACGGCATCGCGGCGAAGAAGAAATGAAACATGGCGGGCCAGCGCACATGGTCTGAGATAACCTGCTGGGGGTGTAAGCGGCCGATTGCATACACCTGGGCGACGCCATGGAAGTACCGGCAACTGATGGAAGGAGTCATCTTTTGCCAATCCTGTTATGTGCGGACGGCGTTGCCAGACCTAAAGGGAAGACTGCGCCGACAGTGGCGTAGCACGCGACCACCAATGCGAGAAGAACTGAACTGAGCGCTATTTTTCCACCGCACGCAGATGTGACGGTGTCTCTTTCGCCTTGGTGACCCGACTCTGAAACTCGCTCAGGATCTTAAGATTGGCCCAGAGGCGATACTCGACGCTGATCAGCCAACTGACCGCGACCAAACCCAGAAACAGGTGTGTCCACTGCATGGAACTTCCTCCTGCGCTGGATTCACCACCATTCTGTTAAGCGCAACGCCACGCGCCCGTGGAACCGCACCGACAGTAAAGCTGCTTTAGCCGCCGACGTCGATGGCACCGCTGACAGTAGATGCGGCCCTTGAACTTGGCGAGCTGCTCCGCGAGCTGGTTGGCCTCAGCCTGCACGTAGGCAAGGTCGCGGTACTCATCGCCCCGATGATGATCACCATCGCTCCAGAGCGAGCCAATCTTGTCGAGTAGCGCGTCCATCCCAGGAGTGACATCTCCAGTGTGGCCGCAATCGAACCCGAACCACCAGATGTGTTCTGGCTCGCCGGAAGCTGGCGTATGGCAGATCGGACCACCACATCCACCTGAGAAAGTGATTCCGCCATGGCAACTGAGAACGTCCTCAGGCGAATGGCCGTCGCACTCAGTGTGGGCATGGTGAGGGTCAGGGTCCATGCGGGTGAAGAGGTTGTAGCCTCTTGGCTCCTCCGGACCACCATAGCGCCGCCACAGGTAGCGCTGTCCGATTCTCATGCTGCGGTGATACCTGTGCCACGAGACGCGCCGACAATCCGCCGCCTTGAAGTGAAAGCCGCAGTCGCTAGCAGGGACTTCGTAGAGCGGATGCCCAGGCGGAACGCCAGCGTAACCGCAGAGGGAACCAGTGACAGAACTCCGGACAATCAGAGTCGGCAGTCCGCTAGGCGATCGCCACTCCAGCCGGTCCGGTTCGTCATGCCACGGCCCCAGCTTCCACTCGGCCTTTGGAACGTCCATTCTTCTTCGATCCTTTCTTCAGGTCGTTACGCACCGTGATGCCTTCAGAAATCGCGGCTTCCACTATCTGCCGAATGACTGTCGCAACGCCGCGGCCTTTGGTGCGGGATCTGAGTTCCTCCAGTTCCGCGTAAAGCTTTGGGCTTAATCGCAGGAACACTACCTTGCCTTCAGGGGCTATCTTGCCCGTATTAATCTCCATGCCATCGAGCATAACATGATAATCAATCATGTCTAGTACCCTGCTTATCAGGAAAACCTGAGCTCACTCGTCTGGCTCAAAGGTTCGATCTCGCTCACTTCCATCTCGACCCGCGGTCGGTCGGAGTACCACTTCTCGATTCGTGCAATGACGATGTACTTGTCATCGCGGATCACAATCCCAGTCAATGCGTCAGCGCACGCCTTCGCGAGGTTGTCGTAGTCCGGTGTGATCGTGGGCCGGATGATGCCGCTGATCGCCTGCTGCGTCTTGCGACCGCTCCACGATTCCGGAATCTGGAAGTAGATCTTGACTTTAAAGTCAATCGGACAAGCGAGCGGTGGTCGGCCATTCATCTCCCGGCTGGCGGCCAGTCTCGCGTGATCTTTCCAGCCCGCATACTTCTTCTCATCGTAGGCGTGGGTTCCGAAGCGACCGTCCTTGGCCTGCCAGCTCGCTACCTTCTTGCGGAACGGTGCCGCCTCGCCCAGCACTTCGATTTTAATGATGGTGTGACTCGTAGACCGCCCCCAGAATCGCGCGAATATAAGTCCAGGTTTCGTCCGCCTCTGATCTCAATCCAAGACTGTGTGCGAAGAATGCAATCGCGTTGATCCGTTCTGAGAGACAACACCCTCCGCCGTGAATCCTCTCTTCATGATCCGAGATCACCTGCAAAATCTCATCGCGCACCCCACCTAGGCGTTTCTCATCAGACTCGCGCAGCCATTCAATCTCATCTATTTCAGCCATCATTTCCTCCTGAAATCGTTCGGCCGCCGGAAGTGTGTGCCCCTAGGTAAGTGCGCGGCATCGCGAATCCGGTGGTACTGGTTGGCGCACCTATGGCACATCCGCTGATCCCACATTTCCCCAGGTGCGGAACACCAGCACTGGAAAATATCGCCGCATCGCACGCAGGGATGCTGATGCTCGTTGCTCGTGCTCATTTGGGATGGAAGTGGCCTTTGCTGCCCCACAAATGAGCGAGCGAACCACGTCCTGGTGCGTCACGTCCTGGTGCGTCAGCTTCCTGCTCGCGAGTCCGGTCAGCCATCCCTTGGGCGTCCTTTACGTCCTCATGGAGCTTGAGCCATCCGCGCAGTACAACTTCGTTGATGCGCCAGTCTTTGTGCGGCATCCGCGCAATCACGTCCCACTTGAATTTCTGGTGGAGCAAGACCGCGCGATCGTCGTCCTTCAGATAATCCGCGAGGATGGCGAGAGCCGTTTGCGCGGGACCGCTGCCGCCATAGCCCCACTCAAAGCCGCTCGGGCTGTGGTTGAAGAGATCCAAGCGCGGATTGATCTTCCTGCCGTCGCAAACGACGACGCATCTGCCGCCGAAACGATACCCTCGGTAAACCATCACAGAGTTCCCTGTCGTTCCCACCAACGAACGACTGCTGCCCGGATGCGTTTGATAAATTTATTCATTGTCAGGCTCGCTCCGCGTGCGCGGTTCAAACTTGTGCTCAATCTCCAGCCCTGGCGGCTGCATCAGGCCGTTGTTATCGGTCAACCACTTTTTCAACTTCCCGTAGTTATGACCCATCAGAAAATGCAACGCGGGGTTTGCTGCGTTCCACACTCGGTAAGCCGTCTCGTCACTGAAGACGATGTCGCCGTGCTCGTCGCGCTTCGGCTGCCATACCTCGACCATGATTTCGCCGACAGGTTTGCCTAGGTCGGGATCCACATTGACGGTTATCGGTACGATGGCTGCGGCCGCTCGAACATCGGCCTCAGCTTCCTTGCCGATCTTCCGCAGATGGATGACCTCAGCTTTCCGCTGGCTCGCTGCGAACAAGTTGGCTTGCTCCTCGCGCTTGCGGACCTCCTCGTCTCTGCGACGGCGCCGCTCAACCTCCCAGTCGCCGCGGATGTCATTGCAGTACTTGAGTAGCAGCTCGCCTGGTGCGCGCAGTCGTTTGAGCCAACCGGACGCTCTGCGATGCTCCTGGTAAAGGCGACCGACGTGGATCTTCAGTTCTGAGTTATCGACGGCGTCCAGATACCGCTTCGCCTCCTGTGCGTACTCGAGCGCGATGCTGGCCTTGAGCGTTCCTGACTCCATGCCGCGCAGGGTTTTCTCGTAGCTGTCCAGAGTGCCCGCGATGTCAGCGAAGCCTCTGGTGAATTCGCTCTCATCTGGGAGCGCCGGTACGGTCGCCATTGCTGAACTCCTTAATCGTCCACCACGTTTCGACCATGGAGCGAAAGCGGTCGAGGTCGCGGAAGTTCTCGTGGGGGTAGAGCTTGTAGTTGCCGTCGCTTTTGAGCAGCAGCGCGAATCGCGGCATTGTCGGCGTGCCTATCGCTAGGATTTGCCCTGCGGTCTGAAGAGCACACCACTGCGGCATCGAACCGGATTTCAGTTCAAGATCGACTGACCCGAAAGTATCGAGCTTGCCGATCTGATCGGGATGGCTGATGAAGCGATGGGCCTCGCAACGAAATTCCTTCTCAGCGGAATGCAGACGAAAGGAATGCTCGCGCCGGAATTTGCGGTAGGCATCCAGGTAGGGGTGACATTCAGGATGACGCGCCTCCCATTCTGAATCCTCCTCGTTCCTAGCGAGCAGATGACAGGCGGCGTGAACCAGCCGACCACGCTGGCTGGCTGCATCGCTGGCGAATTCCTCGTAGTCCGCAGACAGACCGAAGTACTTGATGATGTCGGTGGTAGACGGCCACTTCATGAGGCGTGCTCTCGGATGTACTGATCGATCTTGGTCGCCTGTGACGGTGTGACGCCTAAACCTGCGATTCCGAATTCGCTGCGGATGAATTCAAGGATGGCGGTTGCTTTGATGCCGGCCGCATTCACCCGATCCATGATCTGATCCTGCCGCTCGAGCGAGATCGGTTCTTCCGGTTCAGCGGGTTTCGGGTCTGGAACCTTTCGCGCTGTTGTCTGGATAGGCGGGGGGATTGGAGCAGCGGAGCGTTCCGGCGCCTTCGTCTTCCGGTCCCCATCTTGTGGTGGTGAGGATTCAACGCGTTCCGTGCCCGCAGGGGTTCCCCCCGCCCGACGATCTTTCTTCGCTTTCGGCATATCGTCAGTCGCCGCAAGCTTCGGTATGTCATCGAGGTTGTGATACTGGGAGCGTTCCACTTCCAGCACCCGCCCGTATCGCTCCCAGGCTTCAAGGTTCTCAGGTGTGGGTCCGCAGTTGTCGATCAGCTTTCCAAGCCGCCGCACGGGCGTCTTGCTCGCCATGGCTGGGTAGAAGTGCGTCCAGGCGGGTCCGTCTGGAACCTTCGACTTCAGGCGTGCGGCTTCGATTTCGCCCATCTCGCACCAGCGATGCGCGGTCAGGCCAGTCGGTAGCCACGCGACCGCGTAAGCGCCTCGGATGTTTCGCTTGTCGAACATCCACTTCGGATCGCGCCGCCGGTCATCGTTCAGCATCGGTCGATGGATGAGCGCTTCCTTGTCGCCCAGCTCGATGTTGAACTCGTCGCCCTCGTACACGCAGGCAGCAGCCAGTTTGACGATTGCCCCAGAGCGCATCAGCAGGTAGCGCATTCCCTGCCAGCCAATCTGGAGCTGCGCCTCTTCCTTGTAGGGGATGACCCAGCAGTGCTCGTAGGCACCGCCGATGACCAGCCCGAGTTCAGCCGCTTTCATGATCGCATTGAGCAGCGATTCGGGATTGTTCTGCGCCACCCGGGCGAGTCCTGCGTTGCGGCTGAGGTTGTAACAGAACGAGAAGAACTGCTCCGGAGTCATGTACCGCGGTAACCGCGCCAGAATGTTCTCGCGGTTGTTATCGACGAGCTGTTTGACGACGTCATTCATGATTGCCCTCCTCCTAAGTCAGCGCGGGCCTGAGTGATGGCGACGTTCAACTGCGAGGCCTGCAATCCACTCTGACCCGACATGTCTGGGTGAATCTCTTTCATGCGGGTCCGATACTTCGATTCGACTTCCGCTAAGGTCGGATGAGTGTCCACACCGAATCCCAAGACACGCTTCCAAGGCATGTCACCACCGCTGAAGTCCTCCAACGTCCGATAGCCCGCGAAGGCCTGTTCCATAGTACCCACACCGTAGCTCTCGACTGACCGGATCGACCGGATGTGAGCGGCGAGCGCCGCGATGTTGTCTGCCACGCGGGTCCACTTGTCGCAGGCTAGGACCATGCGCTTCTTGTTCAAGTTGAACCAGACCGCCGCGCCTGGGTCTTCGGGGTCGCGCTGCCCAGCTCGAGGTTGCCCGTTGAGCCGCAACTCAAGGTTGGTCGAGAGCACGATGGCCTGAGCGCCCAGCCGCTGCAGTTGGTCCTCAAGCCGGTCCACCGCGATCGGAAGCCCGACGGCCTTGCTGCGGCGCCGGGAAACCGCCACCTCGTGCATTTGCCCTTCGCGGACTTCGCGCCTAGTAGTGGCGAAGTTTTCGCCGACTGAGAACGGCGCATCAGCGATCCGCTTGCCGACAGGAGTTCGCGCTCTACCTCGAGGCCAAAACAGGGGGTATGCGGTTTCGTTTGCCATCAGAGTTCGTCCTCCAACTCTGGCACTTCCGGCATTTCGTCAGCCCTGCCGCGAACAAACTGCAGTCGCTGGAAGGTCACATAGAGCCGCCGGATATCGTTGCGACACCAGCGCTGCATCCGCTCGACTGGCACCTCCTCCAGATTGGTGTGCGACACAAGGTGCTTGGTCCGCATACCGCAGACGTGGGAGAGCATCGACAACCCGCCGCGCAGGCCTCTGGTGGCTCCGTGGGCCGTGAAGTAGTCCAGCATGTCGAGATGCCAATCCTCTTGGAACCGATAACGGTTGCCGTACTTCTCGTTGAAGTGCTGGGGAACTCGGATGCCGTAGCGCATGGCCGCCAACTCCAAGACCGGCAAATCGAAACCGCGACCGTTGAACGAGACGAGGGTGCCCCGGTTGGGTGGTGCCTGGAAGCGACTCATCCAGTCCCAGAATTCTCGACTCACGCCCTCGCTGTCATTCCCGCGAACACACCCGACGTGTTTGAGATCGCCCTGCGGCGAGAGGACTCCTAGGCCAATTACAGCGGGAACGTGATAGGTGTACGGCACGAAGACATCCTCTAGCGCGCCGCGTTTTTGCTCATCGCGAAGCAGCTCAACGAACTCATGCTTGCCACACTCCTCCACGTCTTCGACTAACTCCCAGTCGATCACCGTTTCCACGTCGAATAGAGCGTAGTTAGCCATTGGTGGACCTACCTGCCCTGAAGTCTGTACAGCCGTTCGCTTGAGCCTCGATTAAAGGGCTACCCATTTGAATACAGAGCCGCTCAAAACGACAGCGAAAGGATGCTGCCAGTCCACAGAGATTGCTCCCGAATAGTGTCGATCAGACACAAGTAGTCACTAATCGTATCGATTTCGAGGTCTGCTGTGGAAAAACTCATCAAACCCGTTGCAGCTTTTTTCGCTACAAGGTGTAGCCTTCGCATCTGCCGCTGAAATAACAACGCTCAGACGATTTGCTGAGTTGGTTTCATGCAAAACGCTAACAAGGAAATTCATACACCCAGTCTTCACCTGATCAGCGTCCAAGACCTCGCAAAGCACCTGAACGTGAAGCCTGGTGCCATCTATCGGCAGATCCAGGAGCACGGCTGGCGTGAGGAACAAGGGGTGTTTCAGGTGCTACCCGGCAAGCGCGGGCTGCGGATCGATGAGTACCAGTTCCTTCACTGGCGGCGGATGCCGATGTCAGTGCTGGGTGACGCTCACGTCCGCGACGTCACCAAGTCACTGCTCACCCTGCTCTATCCGGTGCGAACCGCGCTCGATCAGTGGATCGCGAACTGCAACCGGATGTACGACGATTCCGCCCTTAAGGTTGAAGAAGGCGAGCAGAACGATACGCCTCAACAATATCCGGACGGCGAGAACGAGGAGCCATGAGCAAGGCTGACGGAAACGGCATCGTCCCGCACGAGCGGATTACCATCGAGGAATTCGCCAGACGCGTCCATCGCAAGAAAGGCGCGGTCTACAAGTGGATCCGGCTCAAGCAGATGCCGCCCGGATCGGTGGTGCGGGTGCACGGCCACCTAGAAATCATCTGGACGGTGTACGAAAAGGCCGATATTCAGCCTGTACCCTAGGGGCTTGCTAGCCAAGGACCATTGTGTCAGGATGCTTATCAATAGGAGATAGAGACACATGGTCGGAATAGAAGCGCGCCGCGACAAAATGGGGATTTACTTCGATATCCCTGGAATCAAGAACCCCAAGAACCCTGAGAAGCTTCAGGTCTTCAAGCAGGGCTATGAGGCCAAATACACCGAAGAAAGACGCCGCGAGTACGAGAAGGGCATTGTCAAAGATGTCAAGCTTCTGATCGACAGTCGCAACTTCGACGCACTGCTCAAGCTCTTCCCTGACAACGAGAAGCTCCGCGCCGCGCTGCAGTTAGCAGGGCTGGTGGTCGGAGCGCAGACCACGGTCAACGACCTGTTCGACCTTCTGGTCCGCAAGTGGGAGGAGAAGGGCAATCGATCGCTCAAGGATCTTCATTACAAGCTCAACAAGCACCTCCGTCCGTACTTCACTGGGATGTTCGCCAACGATTGCAGCAGCAAGGTGGTCGCTGGCTACGTCGATCATCTGAAGGCCGAAGACTTCGCGCCTGGAACGATCAATCGCCATCTGTCAGCAATCCGCCGTGCGTTCTGGCTGGGTAAGAAGTTTGAATTGGTGGATCACATTCCGGTCATGGATTATCAGGACGAGAGCAGGACCATCCGCAAAGGCTTCTTTGAGCCTGAGGCGTTGGAGAAGCTCATCGCCCACTTGCCGCAGCATCTCCATGCCGTGGTGCGGGTCGGTTACCTGACGGGCTGGAGAAAGCGCGAGGTGCTGTCGCGCCGCAAGAGCGACGTCGATGACAAGTTCCTGATCCTCGATGAGGACCACTCCAAGAACCGCGAGGGCCGGAAGTTTCCGCTCACCCCTGAGCTTAGGGCGGTGCTCGATGAACAGGCGGCATACGTCCGGAGCTTGGAAGTTGAGCTGGGTCAGATTATTCCTTGGCTGTTTCCCACCCCCAAGGGCAAGCCGATGACGAACTTCCACCTAGACTGGGTGAAGGCCTGCACGGAGTCAGGGATCTACGTCGATGAGCGTACCGGCGAGAAGCGCAGCCGTCTCTACCATGACTTCCGGCGCACCGCGACCACGAACCTAGAGCGGGTCATCTCATCGGCCAACGTGATGGACCTCGTGGGTCACAAGAGCTTTGCGATGCACAAGCGCTACAAGCTGAAGAACGACGAGCGGTTGCTGGAAATCGGTGAGCAACTTGCGAAAGCGACCGAACAGCGGCAGGCGAAAGTGGTGTCATTCCAACGGGCTTCCAACGGGCTTCCAACGAGCACTGGGAACGGGCAAAAAAGCTAGGGATTTACTGGGGTTTTAGGTGCAGGAAAAGGACAGGGTATCCGTTCCAAAGGATAACCTATCCTGACCTGCCCTGTAAACCCCCGTAAAACTGAATAATCATGAATAACCAAAAATGCACAGTTCATCCTACGGGGAGAGGCACTATGTGCGGAATAGCCAGTGTGCCTGAGCGGTTACCTGAGTTGATAGTCGATTACAGCCGTCCACCGGTTTTTTCCAACATACTTCCAACGCGCTGAACCAGCGAAGGGGGTTCGCGCTATGGACCTGCGCCAGTTTGCTGGCAGGTTCGAGGGTGTTCATTGGCTTGGCGATCAGAAGTTCCGATCGCAGTGCCCATGCTTAACGCACAATGACGGTGACCCAGAACTGTCACTCATCGCTCGAGAGTCCAACGGGCGGATCCTCCTTGCGTGCATCGCAGACCAGGGCGATTCCACCGACAGCATACTCACCACAATCGGGCTGACGGCGGCCGACCTCAGAATATCCATTCCTGAGGCTACGGTGCCCGCTGCGGCACTTTCGACCAACGGGACGACTCACTACTCCAACGGTAAGCTTCCGGACGTCGAGGCGGTGACCGATGACACCCCATCGTTGTCAGGCGGATGGAGAACCCAGCGCGCTCGGGAATCCGCCGACTCGGGGCGCAGCGCGGCGGTTACCGCCTCCCGCGATTTCGGCAAATGGCAACTCGAGGTCGGCTACAGGTTCAAGCACTGGTTCACTCAGGTTCCTGACCAACAGCGTGAGCTGCTAGCCAGCACCGAAGAAGACACGCTGGTCGAGACTCTCGTCACCCAGGCCAAGGATTGGATCACCGCTCAGAAGTCGCCGCTCTGGCCTTTGCCGGAACTGAACGAATCAGAGGTCGATGAGGAGCTGCATCGCCTCGCGGTGAAGATAGTCCAGGCGTTCCGCGATGATTATTTGCCGGCGATCGCTGAAGAACATCTTCCAGCCGTTCCGGGACACTCCGTTGTAATCTGCGAAACCGCAGAACAGGCGGAACTCTCCAATCAGGAATATATGAGCCGCGCTGCGTCAGTCGCCCAGCTCTATTACGAGCGCGCGATTTCACTCGGAGTGGGCGGCAAACACGAGGGCAAGACCACCGCGACTCGCACCGAAGCGCTCGCGATTGCGGCCGGCGAGGAAGTCTATGGACGCGCAACCCTCCAGCAGCCCGTCATCTACGCGGCGTCCGATGACGAATACGCGACCACCCGGATGGAGCTGCTGCGGATGGGCTGGCTGCGCCGCCGGTTGCCCTTGCGCCTGGTAAAGATCAACGCGAGCGAGAACCCTGAACCGGAGCAGATTCTCGCGGAGATCGCCCGAATTGCTGAGGTCGAGGGTAGCCGCTTTGTCATCCTGGATATGCTCTTCGACTTCATCCGCGTTCAAGACGAAATCAAGTACGCCCAGACTCGGACGGCAGTCGGTCGAATCCAGACCTTGGCGGATGAGATCAACGGCCACGTCAAGGCGACCCACCACAGTCCGAAATGGATGCCGGATGCGACGACGGCCGCCAAGGCGGCACTGGGTTCACAGGGTATCGTCGCCAAGTTCTCGCCAGTCCTGCTCTCAAAAAAATGGACTGACGAGCTGTACACCATCGAAAGCACCATGACCCGCGACCCGCGGGGATTGCCCATCAGACCGCTTTGCATCACCCGGGACAACGAAGGTTGGGCACGGCCTGCTGGTGACTTCAAACCCTGGATGAAGTGGCGAATGTATGCGGAGCGAATCATCGGGCTTCTTGAGGGCGGCGAAGAGGGACGCCGGATGTCCGTCGCTCAGGTGATGGAAGCACTGGCTATTTCCCGCGTCGAAACCCAGAACGCGCTCTACCAGATGAGCAGGCCAGGGGGTCAGCTCGAGCGTGAGAGGGCAGGCAAGGGCTATCAGTATTTCTTAAAAACCAACGACCTGTTTTCGGATCGGACCGAATGAGGGTTTGTTGTTGTATTCCTTAACCCCCGTATACAGCACAACAAGATCGAAAATCCATAAGAAGAACTGATTTAACTCAGGGTCTGTTTCCCATGAAAACGACGGCCAAACTGGAACTGATCAAGTACGATGCCGCCCGCCGCGCTTTGGCTGAGGCGCACAGTGTCGATGAGATTAAGGACATCCGCGACAAAGCCGTGGCGCTCGAGGCATACGCTAGGCAGGCGAAGGATCACGAGATGGCCGATTGGTGCGCTGAAATCCGGTTGCGGGCGGAGCGCGGCGCAGGACGACTGCTGGCGGAAATGAAAGAACGCGGCGAACGGGCGGACAAGGGACAACCGAAAGTAATGTCGCGGGCGACGACATTAAACGACCTGGGCGTTACCCGCAGCGAATCATCCAAGTGGCAGAAGCTGGCCGCCATTCCCGAAGAGAAATTTGAAAGGACGATCGCAGATCACGGCAACGGATTTCTGCGAACAGCCTTCAGCAGCAAGACCGATCAGTGGCTCACCCCGCCTGACATCATTGTGCGGGTTTCTGCAGTGATGCGCGGCATTGATCTCGATCCCTGCGCTGAACACGCGAAGGCGGTTCCCGCCAAGCGCCACTTCACGATCGAGGACGATGGGCTAGCGCAGACCTGGAGCGGGCGGGTTTATATGAATCCACCCTACGGCGACGTCATCGATTCGTGGGTGGAAAAGCTGCTGAGTGAAGACGGGGTTACGGAAGCGATCGCTCTGGTTCCGTCGCGCACCGATACTCACTGGTTCCGGCGCTTTTATCCAACCAATGCCCCCGTCTGTTTCTTCGATGGCCGGTTGAAATTCTCTGACTCCGAAAATAGTGCGCCATTTCCTTCGGCGGCTTTCTATCTCGGGCCGCGCGGGCACAGCTTTGCCCAGCATTTCGGGCCAGTGGGGAGCATTTTCATGCCTGCTTTCGACTGGTTGTTTCAAGGTGAAGATGACGATGCCGTTGAACACTAACACCGGCAATCTGTTTCGCGATGATATCAAGGAAATGCTCCGCACCCGCGGGTATTTGTGCGAGCGTGAACGACCAATTGCGCCAGTCCTTGGGGCGATGTATCGCGCCGATCTCTGGATGCCTGAGCTGCGCTGCGTGATATCCCTCAAATGGCAACAGCACCCGGGAACTGCAGAACAAAAGATCGTTTATGACGCGGTGCGACTCAATATGTTGCTCCACCGATCGTGTATCTCAAAGGCCTACTTGGTGCTCGGTGGGCCGGATCAAGCATGGACCCTGCGCGATGTATTCGTGACGGACCTAGCGGAAGCAATTAGCTGCCATAGCGAATTGCGACTGGTCAAATACGAGGACTTTGTAGCTGCTGCCAATACTCACACTCTATGAACTACCTGAGCATCTGTTCCGGCATCGAGGCCGCCAGCATGGCGTGGGAACCGCTGGGCTGGAATCCGGTGGGCTTCGCTGAGATCGAGCCGTTCTGTCGCACCCTGCTCAAACACTACTGGCCTGGAGTACACAACCATGGAGACTTCACCCGAATCCCTTTCCCCCCAGCAGCAGACCTTCTCGTGGCGGGAACCCCGTGCCAAGACTTTTCCGTCGCAGGACTCAGAGCTGGACTGGATGGAGCTCGTGGTAACCTCACCCTTGAATGGCTTGCGTTTGTTGAACGAGCACGCTTCCGCTGGCTGGTCTGGGAGAATGTTCCCGGCGTCTTCTCGCTTGACGAAGGACGCGTTTTCGGACTCATCCTCACTCGACTGGCAGAACTCGGGTATGGGTTCGCCTACCGAATTTTTGACGCTCAGTTCTTCGGAATTCCACAGCGCCGCCGTCGCGTCTTCATTGTCGGATATCTTGGAGACTGGCGAGCTGCCGCCGCAGTACTATTTGAGCGCTCGAGCCTGCGCTGGAATCCTGCGCCGAGCCGACCGGCGCGGGAAGACCCTGCCGGAACACTTGGGGGCGGCTCTGGGGTTCGTGGCTGGTGCTCAGACACCGATCGAATGAGCTTCGTGGCGGATCCTGTCACTGCCAACGAGGGACGAACTTGGTCGCACGAAGGTAACACCTTCCGGATGCACAACTCCGTCCTGAGCCACGCGGTGCGACCGCGCCAGGAGAGCAAGTGCAACGACCCTGACAGGATCGATTTCATTCCGGAAATCGCCATGAGCATCAGCGCCCGCGACTACAAGGGTGCGTATCCGGAGCGCAGCTCCAGCACAGTGGTAGCCCACACATTGCGAGCTGATGGGTTCGATGCGTCAGAGGACGGAACTGGTCGAGGCGCTCCGCTCGTGGTAGCCCACGCGCTCGCCAATCTGCAGCGCGGAGTGACTGAGGACGGAACTGGTCGAGGGGTGCCGCTGGTGACCCACGCTCTGACCACTGAGACGGACCATGTGACGGAGGATGGTACCGGCCGCGGTTCGCCGATAATCCCGATCCTGGAAGTCGGAGCACGGCGGGACAGGCCGGATCTGGGCGACGGACTGGGAATCGGCAACGCAGGCGATCCCATGTTCACCCTGCAGGCTGGTAAGCAGCACGCGATAGCGTTCAAGGAAAACCGGCGTGCTGAGGTCACCCAGAATGAGACGGCCAATCTCACCTGTGGCGGCGGCAAACCTGGGCAGGGCTACCCAGCGGTAATGACCTTCACTGAGCGCACGCGCAGCGACGGTCGCAACCTCGAGTTTCTGGAAGACACCGCCTATGCCCTGACCAATCCGGGCAGCGGTGGCCGAACCCACAGCCGACAGGTTCTGCATCAGGCGCGCGTGCGGCGGCTCACTCCGCTCGAGTGCGAACGCCTCCAGGGCTTTCCGGATAACTTCACGCGGATCAGATATCGCGGAAAGACGGCGGCAGATGGTCCGCGCTATCGCGCTCTGGGAAACTCGATGGCGGTGCCAGTGATGGCGTGGATCGGGGAACGGATTCAGGCTGTCGAGGAATTGCTTATCAAACTCAGGCGTCCAAACTCCTAGTCTGCGCTTCGTGTTCCGCCTGACGGTTCCGCCACCAACGGTAGATATTCCAGGGTGCGGTGACGACCCAGATGATGAACTCGAGCGCTGACGTAACCAGCAGCGCTCCGAACAGGACCAGCGCCCAAGCACCCGCGATACAGATGGCGACCACGATAATTCCCGCCAATATTTCGACCACGATTAGTCGCTCCTTTTGGATAAATCAATTCTTTGAGAATACGACTGAGTTTACGAATCCCTGCCGAATCAGGTCTTGATTCGTGTCTCCCCAATCGAGGCAACGCGCCAGCAATTCAAACATGCCACATGGAACCTCTATGTATTTTATTTGTGCAGCCGCCCAAGGTGGCACCAGCCTCTCTTCGCCGGATTTCATTCGCCGCATGGAATCCCTCCTCGTGGGGTTGGTCTTGAGGGAAGTGCCGCTCCTCAAGACCCAATCCGCGCGGCACCGCGTTTGATAAGCAAATCAGGTATACGGGCGTTCCCCTGGCTTCGGAATCGGCACGCCCGCATCGGCCTCAGCCACGCGCGAGGTCATCACGCCACCCATATACCTCGCGTCATGCAGACACAGGCGCAGAGCTGGTCGCTTGGAGCCGAAGGTGACTTCGATTTCAGCCCGCGAGTGGCAATCGTGGCAGAACCCGCGGTTGAGTTCCTCTTTGGGAATGCGGCGGATTTTCATCGGAAACCCCTCGCCGCCATGAAGGTCAGCAACGCGATGATCGCGATTGTGAGAGCAGCTCCCGCACCAAGCGCGGTGACCACCACTTTCCACGGCTCGTACTTCAAAAGCCCACGTTTGTATTCGGTGTCCATGTTCATATTCTCGATATGCGCTCTGCGCTCATCGTCCTGAGTGTAGCTCGTCGTCATCGTGATTCCGAGACTCCTGTTTGTCTGCTATTTGGTCATCCAGTCCGGCCATTCCTTGGCTGGCTCGTCGATAATGCCCGTCGCCGCGATGAACGCCTTCCAGGCGTCCTCAAAATATTCCTTCAGCGGCTTGTCAACGTCAGACGGAACCGCGCGAGCGGCGTTAAAGCCGGCCGTAAACGCGTCGAAGATATCGCTCCGCACTTTTTTCTGGGTCATTGCGATTTCCTCACGCGCGATACATAGCCGCCCTTGGTGCGGCGCGTCTCGTTGCCCTTTATTTCGTCCTGATAGTGCATCTCAGACAGGCGCACGCAGTTATCGAAGTCGATGCCCGGTTTCTGGCCGCAGGAGTGCCGGATGTCGGTCAGCATATCGACCAGAGAATCGACCACCCTCCCGTTCTCGTAAGTAAGTTCCGCACGGTCTATGAATCTCCTGCCGGTAATCCGGCGTTGCCGGTTCGATGGATGTCCCAGTTTCTTACTCATCATCCTCGCCTCTCGTTCAGCGCCTTCATCAGGCGGCTAATCTCGTCTGGGGTTTCCTCGCGTTCGCAGAGCGACACGCGCGTTGACCCGCACATCGTGCACGCAGGGAGCTGCGGACGCCTAGGCACCCGCGCATCCTGCCCGCAGTCCTCGCAGAGGACGACCTCGATAATCACTTGACCTCCTTCGGCGGCGGGTAGAGCGTCTGGGGGCACTCGCCAATGCAACGGACGCGATGCAGGCTCCAAGGCTCGTTAACACTGTGGCCGCAACCCGTGCAGTAATAGGGCGTGACCTCCTCGACCGTCAGCGGCGACGGCTTGAACCATTCCTTCGCGTCATCCTCGCGCTCTTCCGCAGGACCGTGGCAGTCCGCGCCCGGATCCAGGTGACCGCCAAAGAACACGATTCCGTCCTCGACGCCCTTGCGCGGCTCGTCCAGCGTGACTTCCAAGTAGCAGCACAGTTCGTTCAGGGAGTTGCAGCTCACGCGCGCGCGCGATCCGCACGGGATCACGCAATCCGGCGTCATCCAGTAGTCCGTCGCAAATACGACGGCCTGAGCGGCGGTTCCGTAGTTCACGCCATCGTCTAGGGTAGATACTTCAAACCAGTTGAGAGCTTTCATCTTCTTCCCTCCTCAGTGGGAAAGTTAAATTGCCTTGATAGAGGCGGGGAGGTTTCCCTCCCCGCAGTTTCAGGGCTTAGTTGCTGCGTCCTTCCTTGCGTGCGCGTTCGACGTCCTGAGTCGAGTACAGGTTGCCGCACGATACGCACACCAGTTCGACCGCTCCGTCAGCACCGAAAGTCACCTCAAAACCCACCACTCCGCAGTCGCAATTGGCGAGTCCGTCATTGTCGATCACTAATCCGTCCATTTCACTTAACCTCCTGCGAGGCTTTCAGGATCAGATCCATCGCGCCATCAACCGCGTACTTGGCGTGCTGGCGGCAGAGCCTGAGTTCCGTTTCCTTCTCAGGGTCGCGCACCGCCACCACATAGGACGCCTGCTGGTGGCAGACACGCTTGCCAGTCATCGAACCCAGCTTTTCGCACTGGACCCATTCACTGGTCTTCTCTACGGGCCAAACTGTCAGGTTCATTTGCTTCCCTCCTCTATGGGAAAGTTAGATTGATAATCAATTAACATAGTAGACGTCCGCAAGCAAGCCGATATTCAGGCCTCGACCTTGGGCGGCGGCGGCACGGGCAGCGTGGCGATTTCCTCGCCTACCGGACAGATGGTGGAGTAGTCGCGCCGCACCCAGAAGGCGCGAGTGTCGCCTCTGGCGATGTCGTTGGCGTGCGGCAATTCCTGCCGTGCAAATTCCCACTTGCGCGTGTGCTTCGCCCACACCAGCACTTCCTTGGCCTTGCGCCAGTTGGCCGCGGGTTCCTGGACACGCGCGTTACCCGCAAGCTCATAGAGACGGCAGTCGCAATACTTGCCCTGCTCAAGGTTCAAGTGGGTGCATTTGCCTGAGTCAAAATCGTGAGCGCGCCTTGGATGACCGCATTGGCATGTGTTCATCGCCGCCGCCCTCCCAGTTCCTTGTCGCCCGCCGTGACGTAGCACTCCTCGCCCGCCTTTGGATCCGGCAGATGGCGCGCAATCTCAAACGCCACCTCCAATTTCACGCCGCCCTCATAGCAGACCCAGCCGTCATTCCAGCCGTCAGTGTCGCGTCCGTAGCGCCCAACCAGCCACTGCGGATCGTCGATGTGCGCCCAGTCGCCCAGCTCGACGTCGATATACGTGATCATGGTGTAGAAGCCTTCCTCGTCCTTCCACCACGCCATACAGCCGCCGCCCGTGTGACAGGGTTCGTAGCCCTGCGCCTTCATATAGGTCGCAAGCTTATCGTCAACGTCCATGTGACGTTGCCATTGCGGGTTGAAAACTTTCATCGTCACTCACCTCTTCCTTGGGTTGTTCAGGCCTAATCGCCTTGATAGAGGCGGGGTCCGCAGGCGACCCCGCAGTTTCAGGGCTAGGTTCCTTTCACCGCCTGCTTCGGTTCAATCGCGAAGTTGTCATCCGCCGGATGTTCCTGACACTCGTCATTCAGCGTGGACCGCGCCTGCGTGACCCACTCATCGATTTTGCCCACCATCTCATCGAACGAATTCTGGAACGGGTAGTAATCGACCAGCGCGCTGCTGTCCTCAGCGTCGAGCTTGCCCCACGCGGCATTAAGCTCAGCCGCCGCCTCGCGGAAATCGCGCAGCCTTTCCAGAAACTCGCCGCGCACTGGGCGACGTCTCATGTAGTCTTTCACGTTCAACACAATCGCGACCGCAACTTGATTAGCATCCGTACACGTCCCATCGATTCCAGTGTCGAACCCCACGTAGCACTCGCCGGATTCCGCAGCATCGTCAGAAGGATAGAAGTCAGCCGCCCACGTCTCGTTGGCGGTGCCAACCGTGAAGCTCTCGCCGTCCGCACACTTGACTGTCAGCACGCCTTGGAACCCCTCAGCATAGGCGACCATGTCAGGCTTGAACTGGTTGATCGCGTTGATTTCCCGCGCAATTTCCTCGCACATCTCGTCTGCGTTGCGCGGGGGCAGGAATCCATGCTGCACGGTGTGGTGTTCGATCCGCTCCATTTCCAGCACCGCCGCCGGATACTCCGGTGTCTGCATAGCGTTCTTGACGCGCAGGATCGCGGAGCGTAAATCCGCCCTGGAAAATTCCAGGGTTCCTAGAACCTCGCACGCGCGATCCATCTGGTCACCGATTCGATCCAAGTAATTCCGTTGCATTGTCATAACCTCGTCTTTGGGTTTCGTAGCCTAATATCCGCGCCACCTCAGACGCGGATTTCGGGGTGTCGCCCCTCGTCAGTTAGGCGTCTTTGCGTGCGGTCAGATGCTCGCGCTTGGCGTAATCCCACGCCTGATTCCACAGCTCAGTTATCGCGTCATGCTCAAAGGAAGGTTCGCAGCCCGTGACCACGAGCAGGGCCTCAGCCATCGGCATATTCGCATCGCAAAAATCGTGGCTGGCGCAGAATCCATGGACATCGCCAGCATCGCGATTGCGGCGGCGCATCTCTGAGAATTCCGCAGGGGTCAGCTCGCGGCGCAGAAGCTTGGCAAACTTGTCGCCCACAGCCTGTGGCAGGCGCGATAGCTCAAGGAACTTCGCGACCGCCCCGCACCCACTCTCGCCCTGATAGGCGACCTGTGCGGCACCGTAGTCAGGGATTTCCTCTAGTTGCCCGCGCGCGTCCGGAGCTATGTCGTAGACCACATAGCGCGGCTGATCCGGTGGGATGCTGTCGCCCTCGTTTGCGCGGTCATTCGGATCCGCAGTGTAGAACCACAGCTCGACAGCGGCGTTATCCCGCTCAAAGCGGAAGTGCGGCGCTACATCGTTATGCCACGAATCGTCAACCACGCCACGAATCGAAAGCAGATCCTCGACCACCACATCGGGCGCGTATTCCTTGCCAAACTCGTCTAGCCAAAGTGACTTGCTCATTGCTTTCCTCTCCTGTGGGAAAATTAGTTGGTTGTCCGCACGCGCGATCCATTTTTGCCCGTGCGGCGTTTGCTGAAATTCAATCCCTTGGTAATCGCTACAATCGCGTCCATCTGCAGGGCAACGTCAGGGCGGATGTAGGCACGTCCATCCCATATCGCGCGCCGATGCTTCTGCTCTGCTAGGGCACGCAATTCGCTCACAGCGTCCGCGCCTAGTGCTTCGATGCGTTCTGCCAAAGCAGCGACCGTGAAATAGTCCATCCGCTGCAAAATCGATTTGAGTCTTTCGTCCATGATGTTCCTCGTCTTTGGGAAATTTCCCGTTAAGAAAGTTCCTTGTGTAAATCAGCCACGCGGACCAGATTCGCGGCGTTTACCTTGGACGGAATTTCATCGTCGCCCCAATCCACCGTCGCGATCGTGGTGCCGTCGTACCGTGACCCCATACGCGCGATACCCGTGACTACACCGCGCGCAAACGGTATCGGACCTGTGTAGATTCCGCAGGACCGCAGCCACTTGACCGAATAAGCAACCTTGTCGCCGATTTTCATGATGCTCTCCTGTACGCGCGATACACGCTATGCTCGCACCGTCACATGATAGGTGCGTCCGTTGATCAGCAGGTTGAACTCAGCCTGATCATTCGCGCCGTCTTTGGTCAGGAATTGAATCGTGACGTTGCCAGTCTGAATATCAACGTCATGATCGGGATTGACTGCTTCGGCTGCGAAACGCAGAAGCAATCCGGCTGCGAGCGTATGACTGGAAAGATTGCACTGGCAATCGGATTCGTAACAGTCATCACACTGGTTGTGCAGACAATCGTTGCAAATGTTTTCCATGATCGTTTCCTCGTCTTTGGGAATATTGAGTCAGTTTGATTATCGTCCGTGCTAGCCTACGCTGCAACCTTGTAAGCGTATTTCTTGCCTTGACCATGGGCAGGAATCCAAATCGAGCGTGCCTGTAGGCTAGTGCCAGAGCACAGGCCACACTTAGCGCAATTGGTCCGCTTTCCTGCTTCCTCAGAAGCAGGACACAGGACGTGCTTCTCTAGTGCTTCCTCGCTCACGCTAAACGTCCGCCAGCCTAGTGCTTCGGCTTCCTGATAATCGCTCTGGTCACAGGACGCCATAAAGAAATGACGGTAGCCTTGGATCGCTACTTCCTTCCAACGATGGGTGTAGCCTGTGCGTTTGCTTGCGCGTCCTGCTATCTCGCGAACCATGTCTAGAGGAAGCAGGACAGGCTCTCCGTATGCGCCAAAGCGGACGTTGCGTCCGTCAAACACAGAGTAGTCTTCAAGCTTGCGATATCCACCACGATGAAAGCAATTCCAGACTGACAGCACGCTCTTTGGCAAATCAACGTAACAGGCTCGCTCGACAAGCTTTCCTTCCTCGTTGATTCGTCCGCGCAGTTTGCAAGAGAAGCACACTGCTTCGTCCTGCCCTGTGTGTATCGCAGTAACAGGATCAACCTGCTTCACGATGATAAAGATCTGAATCATTTTGCCAGTCTTGCGATTAGCCGAAGGCCTTTTAAATCCCGTAGCAATCGCAACCTGTGTCGCGGATTCCCATAGAACCAATCCATTGCGATTGATTCTGCCCTGTGTGGTCCTGCTCTTTGTGACCATTGTCGCTCCTCTTCTTTGGGAACGTTTCGATTGACAATCTAACTATGCTCTTCTGCTTATCATCTGTCAATAGGTTTGACGTGTGCACCTAAGATTTTCTTCAATCGAATGATCGGCTTTCTCGCAATCCTGCCCTGTGCTCTCATCTAATCCCTGTCGAGTATGCTGTTCGATTCAAAATCCGCGAACGTCGCACGAGCCACGGCACAGGGCATAGCGCGTGCACGATTCTGGCGTGCACAGGGCTTTCCAAACCTTGTGCTGGCTCGACAGGCTCGTTGGGCAGGACACGTCAAGGCAGCGAAGCCAACGAAGCCAATAGATAGTCCGTATGCTCTGACGTCGAAGCAGAAGCCAAAAGGCTACTGAATTCCAACCTGTTTCCAACCAGAGCGATCGTCCGCCAATAGTCCGCGCGGACGCTGGTCTTTATCCTGTGTGAAAAGGATAACGCATCCTTTCTTTTGCCTGTGCCGATAGATGCGGTCGTCCTGTGCCTTGGCTTGGCTTGACCCGCCCGTCCGATGGCTCCAAGCCTGGCCGGCGGCGGCCCCGGCGCGCGCGGTGGTCTTCAGCACCTCTGTGTCGTGGCTGGGTGGAAAAAAAATTCCTAGGTAGCTACAGAGAAAAGAGCGGGAGGTGATCCGAAGATGGCGAGAATGGAATTGGTGGTAGATGAGGAGATGGTGAATCCGGAGACGGCGAGTTTGCTGAGGGCGGATGCGAAAGCCGCAGTAGCTCGACTGGCAGAGGATCCGAGTAGGGGGCTGACGATCGTGAGGTATCTGGTGGAGTCGTATTACGATCAGCAGCAGTTTCGGATATCGAGTGCACACAGGGCGAGGAAGACGGAGGAGGCTGGGGCGAGTGCGCAGTTGCTGAGTTGGTTGGCGGGGAGGGATCGGGATACGGAGAAGGCGATATTTGCGATGCTGGAGCAGTACACGAGGGAGGAGACGACGGGGATGGGGATGTGGGCGCGTTCGTTCGTTGGAGTAGGACCGATCATCTCGGCGGGATTACTGGCTACGATCAATATGGATATCGCGACGACGCCGTCGAAGATCTGGAGGTTCTACGGATTGGATCCGACGGTGGTGTGGAGGAAGGGGGAGAAGCGGCCGTGGAGTGCGTTGGGGAAGCAGATAGCGTACAAGCTGGGGGATTCGTTCATGAAGTTTCACAATCGGGAGGACTGTGTATTCGGGAAGTTGTATGAGCAGCGCAAGCGCCTGGAGGTGGAGCGCAACTTGAGCGGGATGAATGCGGAGACGGCCAGGGCGACGCTGGCGGCGAAGAAGTTCAAGAAGGAGATGCGGGTGATTTACGAGGCGGGCCGGTTACCGGATGGGCGGATTGATCGGCGGGCGCAGCGGTGGGCGACGAAGATCTTTTTGCGGGAGTGGTGGGCAGAGGCGTATCGGAGGAAGTTCAAGAAGGAGCCGCCGCTGCCGTATGCGATCGAGAAGCTGGGACACAGCACGCTTATAAAGGTGGCGTGAGCCGAGATTTGTGAGTCACCCGTCTCCGTGGAGCGAGCCGTCTTCGCTGAGTTAACCCGCGATGAATGAGCGAGCCGTCCAGCGTGAGAAACCCACTATCCAGAAGCGAGCCGTGGATGAGGAGACACCCGCAAACATCGGAGCGAGCCGCTGTCCACGAGAAACCCAGGGTAGTTGAGCGAGCCGCATTCTGTGAGACATCCGTATGGCGCGAGCGAGCCGTCAACAAGGAGATGCCCGTGTAGTCTGAGCGAGCCGCCAGTATTGAGGAACCCGACATACATGAGCGAGCCGTTACGGAGGAGCACCCCGATTTGTTAGAGCGAGCCGTAAGCAAAGAGGCACCCGTAGCATGGAAGCGAGCCGCGCGATCAGAGAACACCCGTAATTCGTGAGCGAGCCGCCGTTGGCGAGTAACCCGACCCCTCAGAGCGAGCCGTAAATAACGAGACACCCGATTCCCCAGAGAGCGAGCCGACTTGATGGAGTCACCCAGATGAAGTGAGCGAGCCGTCAATATTGAGAATTCCGACACAGCAGAGCGAGCCGTGATAAGAGAGGATTCCGCTCCAGTCGAGCGAGCCGCCAAAGATGAGCACCCCGGTACACCTGAGCGAGCCGTGAAGTCGGAGAAACCCCGACCGTGATGAGCGAGCCGCGGATGTTGAGTAACCCGATATCATGAAGCGAGCCGACCAAGGCGAGATACCCATGGAGACTGAGCGAGCCGTAGCGTGTGAGAAACCCGATAACAGTTTGAGCGCTTTTCCGTCCTGACGATTGACGTAGGATGGGAGGTCCGAGATAGGGGTTAAGTATGCTGGGTTATGCACGAATGGTGAATCAGAGTCGCGGGGATCTTGCGGAGTATCCGTTGCGGGCAGGGGAGCTGGTGCAGTTGCGGAGTGGGAGTCCGAAGATGCAGGTCGAGGAGATAACGGACTCTGGGCGGGTTAACGTGGTGTGGACGGATCGCACTGGGATGCCGCATCGGGACAATTTTCCGCCGGAACTATTGCAGCGGTCGGGGCGGAGTTTTTTCGGGAGACGGCGGTAGAGAAGCCGCCGGTCAGGGAGGCGGTAGTTGAGAAGCTCGATCTATGCCGTGGTACTCAAGAGATTGGTTCTATAGCGAGGAGAAGAAGGCTAGGGCGGCATCATCATATATGGATACTGGACATCGCAGCGGTTGGGGTGCTGGTAGTCCTGGCAGTGGGAATGACTACCGGCATGATGATGGGGGCAGCGCTTATGTGGATCTGGTGGCGCACGCGAAGGTGGGCGGCGTGAGAGAGGTTGTCAGCATGAAGAACCTGATTTTCTGGCCGATGCTGGCGCTGACAGCGGTGGTGATCAATTCCTATCAGCCTGGAGCGCAGGCGCAGACCGCGACCGCGACCGCGACGCAGACCGTGCCGACCCCGACCTCGAGCCCGACGGTGGTTCCGATCCAGAGCATTTCACCGACGCCGCAAATGAATCCGACCAATCCACCAGTGACGACCGCGACAGCGACGAGCACGGTGGTTCCGAATCAGAGGAAGGCGCCAGTCTCAGCAGAGCCTAATCCGCCGTATCCGCCCGGGCGAACGTCATATCCTCCGAGCTTCGAGATTCCGGCGGCACCCCACCATTAAAGGAGAGAGACAGTTATGCTTCAGAGCGAGTTTGATGAGATCACCGTGTTTGCGGCTAATCTGGTGCAGCTTCGGCAGCAGGTAAACGATCAGCAGTTGCTTGACCGTTGTCAGAAATTTTTGAGTGACTTGGTCGGGCTGGTCAACTACGCGAACGCGCCGTTGGAGCCGGATCCGGCACCGGAGCCAACGCCTGATGAGGACTGAGATGACCGATCATCAATACGAAGAGATCAAGCAGTTCGCAGCCAGCTTAGGGCAGAAACGCCAGCAGGTCAGCGACCAGTTGTTGTTGAATGACTGTCAGGACTATTTGAACCAGTTGCTGGACCTGAGCAAGGACGTACCGTTGGATCCAGACTAGCATGACCGGGATTGGACCGGAATTTTTAAAGCTGTTGCGCGGAATCGAATGGGACACGCTGACCGCTCGAGACGCGGTCGATCTGCGTGCTGCGTTGAAGGAAGCGGTGGGCAAGTCAGATGAGTGGTTTCTCAAACTGACCCAGGACTTCGGCGGGATTCCTGAACTATTCGTACCGCGTGCTCGAGCGGGAATGATCAAGCCTCCATCACCACCGGCTGCTACAGTTGAGGTCGGCCGCCCGCAGGTCGAGGCTCATTCCCCCCGAGAGCCGAAGCCCGTAGCTCGCGTGAAGCGCAAGCGAGGGCGGCCACATTCCCAGAAGAGGCCGAATCCCATCGTGATTGGCGGTGCGAATGCGGAAACGGCCGCAGGTCCCCAGCCAGCGCGTCTGTTTGAGAATTCGTATGTCTCCAAGGATGGTCCGCGGACGGATATCCCCGCTAGTCTGCCTGCGGATCATCCGCGTCTGAATCCGCATCCGCGTGAGAGTTCGGTGACACCGGACCAGGATGCGGCGGATTTCCAGACGGTGGAGAAAGCGCTGGCAACAGGACGTGGGGTGAAGGACATCTTCCAGGTGAGATAGTGTGAAGTCAATAATTGTGTTGGTGATGACGTTCTTCTTGATGACCAGTCTGGCACTGGCGAAGACTCATCATAAAAAGAAACATCCGAAACCCAAGGCGACCCCGACCAAGTCAGTACAGCTCCGACCGGAGGATCTTTTCCATTGGCTAAATATCCGGTAGTTGGAAGCACGCCTGGTTCGGTAGAGATTCCCGATAACCCTTCCGGTGGGGGCGGCAGCAGCGATGTGCTCTCAGGTCACTCAGGCGCTAGCCAGTCGTTCCCTGCGGTGAGCGGGTTTGCGGGCTACGGTTGCCTTTATCTGGATCGCAGCCCCAATTGGAGAACCATTCAACCCGGCAACAACACACTTCACATCGCTCCCGGCACGTGGCCACCAGGCTACCGAGTTCCATCGGGCAGTAAGGGAGGTTCCTACGGTACTGGGTCTGCGACTGGCAACGAGCCAATCCGCATCCAGCCGCCGGTTTCAGGAACCAACCGCGTGCAGTTTCTGAGTATGGCGACACTGCTGGTTAAGGGCGGCACTGCCAGGGGTAGTTTCTCAACGGGGTTAGGTGTCGATCGCCCCTCGCAGAACAACCGGCCCATGTATCCATATCTGGGTTACGCGCATTGCGCCGACATAAGAAATGGTGACACTGACCCCGAGACCATAGAGCCTGGGCAGAGTCGTACCGTGACCATGTTCAGGGTGGACACGGTCGATCTGAACATGGACGGAAATCCCCCGATACCCGGGTGGCCCCAGTGGGAGATGGACATCAATGCCGACACCAAGCTCTACCCAGCGGTCGCGATTGAATTCAGGGTCTTTGGATCAGCCGCAGTCATGGTCGGCAACATCTTCGCCGTAGGGGTTGTACTTTGATGCGACCGCAACCACCTAGCTGCGGCAACCGCGCGCCCTACTGTGTGCGCGGTGGACAGCCGATGAAATGCATCCAGGAGAGCGAACAGGAGTGGGTGTTCCAGTGTTCCGCGTGCGGACAGGTCAATGTGCTCACGCGGCCCGAATATAAGCAGTTCCTGCGCGATCAGGTCAGGCGTGAACGCGCAATCAATACGTTGAGGTGACGGTGATGGAAATCGACATGGAGGGAAGCCTCGGCGCTACGAAGAAAAAGAAGTCGGCGAAGAAGAAACCGCGACCGCAGGAGCAGGAGCATCACAACGGTAACGGCACGCTGCTTGAGCCGACCTTAGACATCGACCGGCTTTATGAGCAGCTCGGTGCGCTAACCATCGACTACCTCAACAAGAACTTCACGGAGCAGAATCTGCGCCAGCTCTGCGACTTCATGAAGGGTACGCTGGACCGCTGCGCCAAGCGTCTGCAGCAGCTCGAGAACACGCGCACCGCGATGCTCTGCGACCACTGCAAGAAAGTGCTCCCGGGTGGCCGCTTCGCTGGGGAGATTGTGATCCGCGACGAAATTACCAACGAGCTGAAGGCGCTGCGGGCGTGCAGCGAGGGCTGTTATCGCGAGATTTCAAGGGTTGCCAATGAGCGACGACAACGACATCAGGGATCGGTCCGCGGCACGGTAGCGATGTGAACTTGGAGAATCTGATCGCGCTGCTCATCTATCTGGCGATTCTCGGGCTGATTTTTTATCTGATCGATTGGCTCATCGGGCAGATTCCCATGGTTCAACCAGTGCGGGTGGTGATCCGGGCAATCCTCGCGCTGATCCTAGTTGTGGTCCTGCTCCAAGCCCTGGGTCTGCTCAGTGGACCGCTGCTGGTACCGAGAATCCGATGAACGGTAACAATGTGCTGATACGAAACCCTTAAAAGATGAGGAGGAAGTGAGGAAACTATGGATCCATTTTACGCGTTGATCGTTCCGATGCCGATGCCATCACGGCCACCCGATGAGAAGCCGCCCTGGTGGCCGGGGCATCCTGAGCACCCGATTCCACCGGGAGTGTGGCCCACTCCACCACCGGGCAGTGCTGGACCTCCACCGGGGATTTGGGGTGGTGCCCCTATACCTTGGCCCACTCCACCGATCTATTACCCCCCGACGTCTCCGGGGTATCCGGCGCATCCGATTGCTCCGGGTGGTCCGCCTCCTTATCCGGCGCACCCGATACCGCCGACAGTATGGCCGAATCCGCCTGTTAGCGGTGGTCCTCCTCCTCTAGGCATTTGGGGAGGCGCACCTCTGCCGTGGCCGACTCCGCCGATTTACTATCCGCCGACGTATCCGATGCCGCCGATCTTCTACCCGCCGTCGCCGCCATTGGGCACTTGGGGTGGAGACGCTCCGTGGCCGGGCTATGCCACGCCGCCGATTGTGCTGCCGCCCGATGCTCTGCCACCAGGCATTACCGTGCCAGAGGGCAAGGCCTTGGTCATCGTTTACGTTCCGGGTGAAGGCTACAAGGCAGCGCTGATTCCGAAGCCCGGACCTCCGGGCAATCTACCTCCTAGTGAGAGTGCGCCGACGCCCGTAAGGAAATGAATGACAAGTTCGTTGGCAGTGGGTGCTTTCGGGCACCCACTGCTAGGGCCGGAACATGTACCTCGATCTCCGCGCCGTCAACTTCTCCAAGTTCCGCATCAAGCACCGCGACCGCGCCGCTCAGGTTCCGTTTGAGCCGAATCCCTCCCAGCTCCTAGTTATCGATAGGCTCATGCAGCAGGCCGCCGAAGGCCTGCCGATGTGGGCGATCATTCTGAAAGCCCGCCGCGTTGGCATCTCCACCCACTGTTCTTTTCTCAACGTCATTCATTGCACCGCGTTCCCCAATGCGGTGGCGATGTCAGTCGCACACCGCGCCAAGAACGTGCGTGCGATGTTCCGCGATGCGCGCGCCGGCCACACCACGCTCTGTTACGACTGCAACCTAGATCCGGAGCAGCTCAGAACCGCGCACGAACTCCGATTTCCTCATCTGGATGGAGAATCGCTCTACAGCATCGCGACCGCGAAAACGGTCGAAGGCGCACGCGGACTCACCGTCACCGCGCTGCATCTATCCGAAGCTGCATTTTACGAACAGGCCGAGGACGCATTCACCGCGCTCATCTCGACCGTAGCTTACCGGCAGGACACGATGATTCTCATCGAGTCTACCGCCAACGGGAAGGTGGGCGCGGGCGAGACGTTCTACAACTACTGGATTGAGGCGGTCGAGCGGAAAAACCAGTTCGCCCCGATCTTTATTTCCTGGCTGATGGATCCCGTTTCGCGGATGGATGTTGAGGTCAACAATGTCCTGTCCTCGAACCTCGACCAGGAGGAACAGGAGCTGGTCGAGCTGTACGGTGCCGACCTTGAGCAGATCAGTTGGCGGCGCTGGGCTATTCCGAATCGGTGCCAAGGTTACGTCGATAAGTTTCACCAAGAGTATCCGACAAATCCAGAGGAGGCCTTCGTTTCCACGGGTGATCCGGCCTTTCTGCCGGGGGAAATGAAGGCGGCCGAATCGACACTCCGTAAACCGCGGTTCATGGGGTCAGTGGAAATCCCGCCACCCGCAGAGTAGGGAAATGAAACGAACGGTCGAGATGAAGAAGTGCATAAGCTGCGGTGACCAGACCTCGCGGATCTGCCCGCGATGTGGAAAGTACGTCTGCAACCGCTGCCACACTAGGCACAAGGCGCGTTGCGTTTAAGAGATGGCAGCAGGAATCCCACTGGCACCGACGCATCCTGCGGATGATCCTTCGTATACCGCCGCAGTGCAGGCAGTGAATCGCCAGTACCCACTGCTTGCCAATGTACCGATCAATGTAACGAGAGCCGCTGGTCCCTATCAGGACGAAACCTACATGCCTTGGGGCGAGGACAACCCCGCGCCGGGAAAGCTGTCCATCCAATTGCGGGCGGCGCGGCCCAAGACCCCGCAGGAGTTGCAGGACATCATCACCACCGAGGCGATGCATTATCTGGGTAACGTCAAGCCTAGCGGGGAGCCAGTGCATCCTGCGTGGTGGAACCTCAAGCAGCAGTTTCGGCAGGCGATGACTCCGCGCGATATGGAATTGGCGCAGCAGCACTGGCAGGAGGAGCAGAAAGATTTCAAAGCCAGTGGAGGTCGCGAAGGTGACAACCGATCCTTCGACCAGTTCATGAACCAGAGTTATCTCGATATGTTCATGCGCGGCTACATGTTCCCCAAGAGTCAGGGGCAGGAGTGGGTTGAACGGCAGGGACACTGGCCCCCAGCACAGGCCAAAATTCTCGACCAGATGCAGCGACTGCTGACGACTGGAAAATGAAACGCAAGGGCTGGCACCTCGCCTCTGAGCAGGAGATCATTCGCGATCACATCGATCTCGATGTGGCGTTCCGGCGCGACCCGCTGGGGCTGTGTCAGGCGGTTGGAGCTGTGCTCAACGAGATGCTCAGGGATGAACCGCTGATGAAAGGCTGGGAGTGGGGTTTGGACTGGAGCAACCTGCCAGGGGCGATTTCGGTCATGGTCACTGGCATGGCTTCCAACCCTGAAAAGGTCCAGTGTCCGACGTTCTTCGCGGCGACCTCAGTGGCGGACTACAACGAAGTGGACGACGCCGCCGATCGACTAAAGCATCGGATTCTTCGCACCCTGCAGGGGTGGCAACTTCATGAGTGATTTTCCCATCCAACTGCGCCGCGGCCGCGGAGAGTCCTCGCCGCTGTGGATCTGGGAGCAACCGATCGAAGGCGATAAGTACTATCTCGGTGCCGATGCAGCTCGCGGCAATCTCGATCCGGATGGGACCGCAAAAGGCGATTTTTCGGCCGCAGTATGCTGGAACGGCATGACTGGTAATCAGGCCTTCACCTTCGCGCACCGCCTAGGAGTCGAGGAGTTTGCCTGGACGGTCAACGCGCTCGGTCGCTACTACAACAAGGCGCTGGTGAACGTGGAGCAGACGGGCGGCGATGGAAGCCAGGTTAACAAGCTGCTTCGTGACAAATACCACTACCCGAATCTTTACGGATGGCTGGGCAAAGACGACAAGCGGTACAAGCACATCGGGAAAGCGCTGGGTTGGGAAACCACATACCGATCGCGCCAGAAGATGCTCATCGTTTTTCGGGAGTTCATCCGGCCAATCGATCCAGGTGCAACTCATGGCTTCCTCAAGGTCCGTGACAAGCGGCTGGTTGCCCAGATGGGTTTCTGTATGCGCGATGATCTCACGGTGCGCTGGGAGGTCAAGCGCGGTCACGATGATATCTTCGTCGCGGCCGCCATCGCGGCGGTCGCTCTCGATCAGTACCCGCCGCCCAAGAACGCGGGTCAGTCGCGCCGTCTGCTTGAGGAGAAGGAGGGTCAGGAGCGTTTCCCCCTCGACTACGATTATGATCCGGCCATGCGTCTGCACGAGAAGTGGATGGTGAAAACCCAAATTTTTAAACCGAAAGTGGGTGACAAGCTGGAAGGTGTGTGGTGATCCTTGAACGATCTGAAACGAATCGCAAACGCCCTCGAACACCTCGCCCACCCAGCGATCAGGCACGAGCAGAAGACGTGCTCAATCTGCCGCGAGAAAAAGAAACCCATCAAGAAGATGCCGACCAGCGTCGTCCTGACCAACGAGCGGATGCTCAAGCGCCAGGAGGAGCTGCACCGCGCACGGATGCTGGCGGGACCGGAGCAGCCGGTGGGCGACATGTTCCGCTACCGCGAACTAAAAAGCTGAACGCTGATCAACTGCTGAAGAAAATTGGTGACGACTTTCTGGAGCAGTACCGCTCAAACTACACGCTGGCGTGGGAGAATCTGCTTCTCTCGCTGATTTCCAACCTGCGGACTCTAGCTAGGTTTGAGCTGATGGGTTCAGTTCGGGACTTGATAAACATTGCCAAAGACGTGGAAGACCAGATAAGAAAAAGTCGAACAGACAACCCCAACCCGCTTGCTGGTGACAGGCGGCTTCCGATGGATTCAATCGGAGCACAGTGGCGAATAGAGCTACCGTCCGTCGCCTCGCAGACCGCGTCAGCGATTCCGACAAAGAGCAGCTCGCGGCGGAATCCCGCATCTGCCAGCAAATCGACAACCTCCAAAGAATCGCCCAGCAGCAAAGAAAAGATCAGCTCGGAGACGAGTGGTTCCGACAAATAAGGGATTCCTACAACCTCTTTCCCCGCGATACTGAAACTCCGATCTTCCGGCCGACGATGCGGATTCCGGAGGCCCAGGTGCTGGGCTTCATGGAAGCGATCGACCTGACTGACATCGACCCCCGCATCTATATCGTCAAGACCTTCGCCAACTACGACCAGGATGAAAACGCGGAGGCCTGTCTGCAGGCCCAGTGGCGGGACTCTCAGGTCAATCTCAACATCCTATACGCCCTGATGTGGTCCTTCTTCTGCGGTTGCGGATTCATCCAAGTCGGTTACGACAACGATCTCCGCAATGGCCGCGGCGACACTACCGCGTACTGGCGCGACCCTGAGACGGTCTATCCCGACCCGTATTCCATCGATGACAAGAAATGGCAGTACGTCATCCTCGAGGACCATATGTGGCTCGACGTGGTGAAGCAGTACTGGCCTGTCCCAGCCCAGCGGGTCACGCTCAATCGGTCACCAGAACCGCTGCCCCTGTCCTCAATGGGTCGCCGCGGAGTGTTCGGACTCGAAGTGCCCACTGGCCCCATGCAGGGAATGATTCCTGGTCTGCCAGTGAGCAGCACTCCCGGCGATGCCCGCGTGCGCGTCCGCACCCTGTTCCTGCGCGACAATTCCCGGGTCCGCACCACTGGCGGCAAGAACGAGCCGATCGAATTCTCAGGAATGGCCCGTCAGGACTACCGGATGCGCTACCCGCGCGGCCGTATGATCGTGGAGTGCAATAACATCATCCTGTTCGACGGCGAGAATCCCTACTGGCATGGCGAGTTCCCCGTGGTTCGTTTTGTGGGGATGCCGGCGCTCCATGGATTCTGGGCACCTCCTCCGTTCAGGTATTCCAAAGCCCTGCAGGACATGGCCGAAAGGTTCGTGACCCAGGACTTTGAGAACATGGTGCGCCTGCTCAACGGCATCTGGTTCATCGATGAATCGACGGGAATCGATACCGAACGATTCGGTGGTGTGCCGGGTGAAACCCAGATGATCGCGCAAGGCTCGCCCGTTCCTACGCTGGTGCAGCCAAAAGGAAGCGGTGAGGGAATTCAGGCCTCTGAGCTGCTGCTCACCAAGCAGCGTCTGCTCCAGGGCTTTTCCGATCCGCGTATGGGAAAAACGCCACAGGGCAACGTCTCAAACGATCTCTTCACCGGCAGCTTGATGCAGGGGCAAACGCTAACGCGTGGCCGTGCTCGCCTCATGTACGAGCCGATCCGGCGATTGGCCTATCTGATCTTTGCGACGATGGCCCAGTTCACCAAAGACGAAAGGTTGTACGCGGACCCGCGAGCGGACGGCTTCGGCACTCTCCGTTGGCAGCCAGTGGACCCCAATCGAGTGATGCAGTATGAGGCCCATGTCGATCCGGCATCCCTACAACCTTTCTCTGGCGTGATGATCCGGCAGATGGCACTCGCCCTTAAGAACATGGGCGCACTCGACACCGAAGGCTTGCTCGAGGCCGTGCGCTATCCCAACCGCAAGAAGGTGCTCGACCGGCTGAACAAGGAAGCCCAGATGCAGGCGCAGATGGCCGCGCAGATGCAGGAGTTGAAGAACCAGAAGAAAAAATCATGAGCGTGCGGATCAGCAAGGCCCAGCCGCCCTGGCTTAAGGAAGGAGAACGGGATCGCTGGATTCCGGTAAGCCAGTTCGCGGTGCTCGTGATGCGAAGACCCAAAACCATTTACAAGTGGCTCTATCAGGGTGACGTTCTCGCGGAGTTTGGTTATCGGGCTTTCCGCGATGCCCGTGGCCGTTGGCGCATCCAAGTTCGTCGGCAAGACCTCGTCCACCTAAATCAATAGTCATTTCGACTACTCAATCTGATAATCAAAAATAGCAGGTTATTTGACTTAGTCGAATGACTATGCTATAAGTATTATCAGAACGTGATGAGACAAGACGCCAATGCAAGGAGGCATCAAGAAATGACTGTCACTCGTTACATCGCTCAGCTCGGCAATCCGGTCTGGGTGAAAATCGGGGTCGGCTGGTGCGCCGGCATCATCATCGGCATCCGCCGCGACCACGCGATTGTGAAGTTCCTCACTGGCGCACGCGAGAAGGTCACCTGGACCACCGCGATGCGCTTTCGCAATGGAGAGGAGCAGCCCCATGACTGAAGCACAGGCACTACGGAAGGCCCGCAAGCTCTGGGGCAAGAACGCTGCCGTGGCGATGGAGAAGCGCGGCGCATTCATCGGCGAGGATCTCCAGTGGCGCGAATGGCCGCATGGGGTCTGCGAGCACGGCAAACTCAGCGGCAAGTGCTGCGGCACGATCAAGGACAGCCACAACTTCTACATCATCGCTCAAGAACCTGAGCTGAGGCTCGGTCGCATCAAGTACTGGGTGCCGAGATATAAAGTCGGGCGCGTGCTGATGGGCATGATGTTTGAAGTGCTCGGCGCTGGCCCGTCGTTTGAGGAAGCCTTTGAGGCGACTGAGAAGAACCCGCCGCTCGTTCTCAGATGATTTCACCCGCTGCGGGGGCTTCGGCCCCCGCTTCTCTCTCTTCTCTAAATTCTCCTCGTTTGTTCCACAGCGATTGAGTTCAAAGTTCCCCGCCCGCATTTCTTAACAGCGTGAGACTTAACTCGCGGGTCGAGATCATCGACTTCCAGCCGTGGCCCGATCGCACTGGCTATTTCAAGGTGCAGGTCGCTGTCGCTGGAAAACTCTCCTGGCCCTTCGATGTTTCTGAGATGGACTGGAAACAGATGGATGACCGCGAACGCGCTGCGTATCTTGAGCGCTCCGCAGTCACCCTGCTGGGACGTTACGGAGACGCACGCGAGGTCCGCATCAGAGAGGACGGACAGATCATCGCCCGCAATGGCGAGGTCGAGACCGGAATCTGAACAAGGAGGTGACGTACATGTTCGAGGACATCGTTCGGAATCGACGGCGCGGTAAGCGCGCATCTCGGAAAGGTCGGAAGTAGCAAACAACGGGACTTCCGACACAAGGCTTAAACGCCGGGAGAGTTGAGCTGCCTAACGGATCGGCTCCTCGGGAAGGCCTTGGAAACAGTTCTGGGGTGAGGCGGCTACTGCGATGGATCACCACCAATGCAGGGCCGTCGCGCCCCCTTTAACTAGGTACGCAAATGGCACGCAGCGTTAAATCCCGCGGCAAGCGATTCCTGCTTCGCGCACGGCGGCAGCGCCGTAGCCGCAGATGAGGTGATCCACATGGCAAACGGAAACGGAAGAGGACTTTCCAACGGACAGGGACGGCTCAATACCGACGATCGGGGTGGCCTCCCCGATATGAGGACGCCGTATGCACGGATGCCGTTGAAGAATGATGTGGCAGTGGGCGAGGCCGCCCCAGCACCACGGAGCAAAGACCCGCTCGGTTATTTCCCGAAGGGTACTGGCGCTAACGACCGCGACTGATCATGGCACTGACACCAGCCGCGATGATGCAGCTCAGGCGCGGACCCACCATGGGTCCGACGCCCGTCCCAGGTGGCGCTCCACCTGGGGGCGGTGCTCTGGGTGCTCCGGGTGCCGGAATGCCCAGCACCCCAGGTGCCGAAACTCCCGGCAATCTGCTCATGACCGCGATTGCACAGCGGATCAACGAGCAGAAGAAAGCCAACTCCGGATTCGCCGCCGGCAATATCGATCAGATGAAACGTGTGGTCGCTGCACACATGATCCACATGATGCAGAGTCATCCGGAAGTGGCCCGTCATCTCAACAGAGCATGGGCCGCGCTTGATCAGGCTGGCAAAAGCCTGAACGACACGATCAAGGAACAGGCAGTGCCAGTCGGCCCATCACTAGGATTCTCTGGCGCGGCCGTTGGCCCGTCACAGGCGAATCCGCAGATGGGCAATGGTGGAGGCGGCATGGGTGTGCCGTCATGAAGAGGCCGAAGCTAGGACCGCATCACGGCAGGGGCAAAGGCCGGATCGACGAGGACGTTGAAACAGC